TCAACTATTGGTTCAGCAACTTTATCTTGAGTTGTAGTGGTATCAATTATTGGTTCAGAAACGTTAGTTGTAGTGGTATCAATTATTGGATCAGCAACTTTATCTTGTGTGGCAGTTGTATCAATTATTGGTTCAACAACTTTATCTTGAGTTGTAGTGGTATCAATTATTGGATCAGCAACTTTATCTTGTTTGGCAGTTGTATCAATTATTGGTTCAACAACTTTATCTTGTGTGGCAGTGGTATCAATTATTGGTTCAACAACTTTATCTTGAGTGGTAGTGGTATCAATTATTGGTTCAACAACTTTATCTTGAGTGGTAGTGGTATCAATTATTGGTTCAACAACTTTATCTTGAGTGGTAGTGGTATCAATTATTGGTTCAACAACTTTATCTTGAGTTGTACTGTTATCAACTATTGGTTCAACAACTTTATCTTGAGTGGTAGTGGTATCAATTATTGGTTCAACAACTTTATCTTGAGTTGTAGTGGTATCAATTATTGGTTCAACAACTTTATCTTGAGTTGTAGTGGTATCAACTATTGGTTCAGCAACTTTATCTTGAGTTGTAGTGGTATCAACTATTGGTTCAGCAACTTTATCTTGAGTTTTAGTGGTATCAATTATTGGTTCAGCAACTTTATCTTGAGTTGTAGTGTTATCTTTTACAATTATTGGATCTGAAACTTTATCTTGAGTTGTAGTGTTATCTTTTACAATTATTGGATCAGCAACTTTATCTTGAGTTGTAGTGTTATCTTTTACAATTATTGGATCTGAAACTTTATCTTGAGTTGTAGTGTTATCTTTTACAATTATTGGATCAGCAACTTGATCTTGAGTTGTAGTGGTATCAATTATTGTATTTGTACCAAGAGTTGAAGTAGTATTAGGAATTGAAGTTGTAATTATTGGATCAGAAACGGCATCTTGATCTTGACTTATCTTGGTATCAGAAGTCGTATTAGGAGTCATATTAGGTATAGGAGTTGTAATTATTTCTACTGCATCTTGATTAGGAGTTTTCTTAGTATCCTTTACAATTATTGGATCAGCGACTGCATCTTGAATTATCTTGGTATCAAGAGTAGTAATAGGAGTTGGAGTTGGAGTTGGAGTTGGAGTTGGAGTTGCTACTTCATCTTGATTAGGAGTTTTCTTAGTAATTGTTGGATCAAGATCTTGACTTGTGTTAGAACCTTTAACCATATGAGTTGTAATTTTTGGATCTTTTATAGACAATTCGTTAGGTGAAAATTCTGGTTCACACCATTGTGTTTGTTTTGTTATTAGATTTTTATAATAAAATATCAAGTCTTCCAGTAGTATACTGTATGTTTTACTAATTCTTCTTTCCCATAATTCAGGAAGTTTTTCACCATTTTCGTATGTTTTACGCCAATTTTGTCTTAAATCATTACAATTCATTTCTTATTTATATAATAGAAATCAGATTTGAAATTTTTTTTTTCAAATAATTGGTTTATTAAAAAAAAGTAGTCTAATAAATATAATTTTTATATCTTTATATTATTACCAAGCTCTTTTGAAAATGAATCTAACTCTGTGTTCAGATACTTATGTAAAAAATTTGAATCTCTTGATTGTGTAGCTTTCATTTCTTTACAATCTAATTCATTTTGAGTTATTTTATTTGTTAGATTTTCTTCATCGTATTCTGATAAGGCAGACATATATTCCTCGTGGAATTTATCATTCATTGACCTACTATGTTCTGCTGCGGCAGGGTGTATAATTTCTACCAAGCGAACTGCCTTAATATCATTGATATACTCACCAGCTTCATTTTTGTATTTGAAAACATCTCTACTTCTATCATAGCAAGCGTAAATACTTTCACCAGTATCAGTCTTAACTATATGATCGCTAACGAACCTAGCCAAACCTTTCATACCTTGAAGAAAATATTCTGGCGTATATTTATTCGCAAAAATAATTTTTGCCTTATCTTGAGTTAGATCAAACGGCGCAAGATTTATTATCTGTTTATTTTTTGTTTGGTGGGTAGGACGATTAATAGCTTGTAGAGTTATATTTTCTATCCTATCTTGTAGATCTTTAATAGTCAATTCTAACTTTTGAATATAATTATCTTTTTCTTCTAATTTTAGTTTATGTTCTCTATTTTGTTTGATTTTCATTTCTTCTAATTTTAATTTATTCTCTCTATTTTCTTTGGTTTGTATTTCTAGTTGTTCTTCAAGTGTATACAATTTTTCATTAACACTACATGTTTTTTGATGTCTTTCTAAATGATACGAACGTGTAAATTTTTTACCACAACCTTCGCATATATGATCAACTGGTATATTTACATTGCGAAGAGCTAAACAATATTTAGCTGTTTTTTGATGAGCAGATAAGGAAATCTTGCTAACAAAAGAATGATTACAATACTCACAATTCATTTTATTTAATATATTTTATTATTTTAAATTAAGAAATCTCTTAAAAGGGAATAAAAGAAATAATTTTTTTTCCTTTTTTTCCCTTTTAAGAGAATAATTTAGACAAAATTACCGTCAAAATAGTCATCATAGAAAAATAAAATTTTTGTGTGTGTTGAGATTTTTTTATATCCGCAGAATCGGATTTTGAAAAATATTTTCTCCGGGTTTTTAAAAAGTTTGGCGGATGGAAAAACTTTTTTGAAATTAGTTTTCTAAATAATTTCAAAAATTCTTAAAAAAATTTCCTTTGGATTATCTTTTTTTTTATTTTGCTCCTCCTCCGCTTTTTTAGAATTTTAGTTCTAAAAATGTTAAATATAGATCTTATATTGGTAAATATAAGATATTGAGACGGAAAAACTTATTTGAATATTAAATTTAATCTCCCGATTTATTTTTATGTTTAGATTTACAAGATTTATTTTCAATGTAGAAATTCATTTTTTTCATCCAAATGTGAATATATCCACATAAAGGAGAAGATTTTTGTTTGCACCAAAAAAGTATACGTTTTAACTCATCTATTGGTTGATCATTTAAAACGGAAGTATCATCTATTACAGATCTAACATATTTGTTATCATTGATATCTTTTAATATTTTTTCTTTTGTTTGTGCATTAATTTGTCTTAAAATTGTTCTCATATTATCAAGGTTTGATTCACTGTCATCCATCAATATTTTTAATTCTTCTTCTGTTTCATTAATTTCTTCTAATGTCGGTAATTTAAATTTAAAATTATTGAGTACGAGATTTATTAATTCTGGTTTTTTGATTGTTGTGCATACTCTGCCAGACGTTTTTTGATGTCCTTTTAATTCTGGATCATCTTTACTCATATCACGAAGACAAAAACTTTTACTTTCACGATTGTATAATCCGTAAAAATTATAAATATTTGTTTTGATTTCTTTTTCTTTTTTATCGTTTAGAAGTTCAATTTGTTGAATGTATTCTGATTCGCAATCATTCCATTCGCCAATTTCTTCATTAAAACAACGAAAATTATCTTCAAGTAACCAAGAAACCCATACTCCGTCAAGATTAATATAATATTTTACAAAATACTCAAGGATGAGTTTCCTAATTTTTTCTTCTCGTGCAGTAAATTGTTTGCCTTTTACACGATTAAGAAATTCGCTTTTTATAGCAGATTCTAGGAAATATTCATTTACTTCTACTGGAAGACGAACCATAAATGTACGAATATCTTCTATATTATTTGCTGTTGTACAACATTTATTAACAATTTTAGGTAATGATTCAACATACAAATTTTCTACAATATTAGTAAAAGAAATTTGGTTTTTTAGATGAGGATGTTCGGTATAATAATCTGTTTCAGAAGAAGATAAACTATCAACTAGAAAAAAAATATTTTTATATTCTTTCAAATAAGATGGAAACCCATATTTATTTATAATTTTTCTACTTTCGTTAATAATGATACGCAATGCGGATATTACATCCGAATTCAATAAATCAGGAAACTGATCTATAATTACTGTCAATTCAAGTCTAAAATTATTACGAAACAAAATAGTTATTTTGTCAATAACAAGTTGAATATTATCTTCGTTATATTTTAAATGAAAGCTTGAATAATCAAGTTTTGTCAAGTTTTCAGGTGTTCCATCACAACCGTCACATTCATAATAACAGTTTGTATAATCACAATCTCTGTTGTAATCTTCTCCAATTATTAAATTTCGTCTATATGTAAGTGCACAATCCCAAGCAGATTCTTTCATAATACGTTCAACACCTTTTATAGAAATATCTTTGCTTTCTGAAATTTTATACATATCTAAATCAATACTTGTTTTTTCTTCATCAGAAGGAATAGAAACACGTTGATAAATAGTAAGTTGCGGAACAATACCCGAGTCAATTAAATCTCTATGAGAACCTAGACGATAACCACGAGCAATAACTTGAGATGTTTCGCTATAGTTAAACCAAGGTGTGTGAATATCTATAACTTGCACATTTTTAAACGTAAATCCTTCTGATATTTTACGAGATCCAATAATAACGTTAATAATTTTTCCGTGCATATTATCAGCTTTGTTAAAACGTTCAGAAATTAAAGTTATCTGTCTGTCTGTAGATGTATCACTTGTTAAAGTTGCATATCGAGGTTTTTGATCACCTTCTAATTCTAAACCAGATGCTTTTATAAATCCAAATAATTCTAAAATTAGTCCAAAAAGTATAATACCCGATCCTGTAACAAATTCATTATAAACAAAAACCGATTTATTATCTTTTTGTGCTTGAAGAATCGTTTGAATTGATTTAGCATATTTGCTACTAAAAACATTTAATCGTTTTAACATTTGTTCTGAAGTATCTGTTTCCTTTGTTTTAATTTGGTCTCTTAGATCACGAGAGAGAAAAAATGATGATTTACCTTTCGTTTCTTTTTTAATAACGGTTTGTTGTTTTGTTTTAATAAATGTTTTAAATCCTTCTTTACCCCATTGACCATCTGGAAAAACAAAAAGAGCCGCTTGTCTTGAATTTGACCAAACTCCTTTATTTTTTCCATCTTCTTCGTAAGCTAAATTGTAATATTTTGTTTGAAAATCACTCATTCGATCTTCTTCAACTGTCAAATGTTGTAATGTTCCCTGTTTATCACCAGAAAATTCTTTTTTGACACTTGATTGCATCGCTTTCAAATAAGAAACTCTTCCTTTGAAAACTTTTTTAAGTTCGTTCACATAAAATTGAGATTTAACTGTATACAAATTATTATTTTTTGTGAAAAATTCGTCAACAAAAACATCACCAGATTGCATTTGTTTATCTTTTGGCAAAATCAAATTCATAACAGACGCTATTTCATCAATTCCGTCTTTCATTGGAGTACCAGACATAAGGAGTATTTTACAATTTTTTACAGCATGTAAAAATCTCCAAAACTCATCATATACATTTAAAGCAGATTTTTTACCATCTTCATCTATATCATCTGATGTACTCTTCATACGTAAATTATGAACTTCATCTATAATAATAATATGATTATCAAAGTTTTCACACCATTTTTCTAAGTCGTCTTGTGATTGTTTTCCTTTAATTTTTTTAGCAAATGTTTCAAAAGTATTAGATTGATAATAATCTTTAATAGCTTTTTTCTTTCGATGCACTTTTTTTAATTCACTAATAGTTTGATATTCTTCTGGTATATAACGACCATCAGTGCATTTAAAAATTAATTCATTTGTAAAATTGTTGATTAACGCTTCGCCTTTTGCAAAATATAAAGCACCTTTAAACATTCCTTCTTCTCTAATTTGTTCAATAGCTCCTATAGCGGAACATGATTTTCCAGTTCCCATCTCATGTAATAGTAATAGCTCATCGTATAGTGTATTCGATGAAAAAAATCTTGCAATAAGTTTTTGATGTTTCATCAAAGTTCCAGCTTGTTTTGGAATTTCTTCTAGAGATTCTAATCTGTTTTCATAAAATTCCTTTTTTTTGTAAATAACGTTATAAAAATCTTCGTCATATGGGTTTAAAATATTTTTAGAAACATCAAATTGTTCTATGTTTGGATATTTGGGAAGAAAATTAACAATATCTAATTCCATTTTTCTTTTATCAATATATATTTTAAACAGTAATTTTTTATACACGATTGTATAAAAACTAATCTGAATTTTCGTCGGAATCAGAATTTTCTTCGGAATCAGAATTTTCGTCAGAATCAGAATTTTCGTCAGAATCTGAAATTTCTTTTTTATATTGTTCTGGTAAATATTCAACTAAATCTTTGAATTGTTTTAATATTTTTTCTGGATTAACCAAAAAAGTGTACATCTTTTTAATAATATCATCATCAAACTCGAATTCACGTTGAATAAAATTATCTTGTAGTAATTTTCCTATAATTTCATAATATCCATTGCCAAAGGAAAAAATGATGATAGATTTTTGTTTTCTAAAATTTTCAATTGTTTGACAATGTATATATGGCATTCTGTTTTTATAATCCAAAAAATATATATCACGATTAAAATGATTTGAAACAAGAGAAACTATATCTTCATTAACATCCTTTGTTACATTTTGCAAATTAGAAACAAATTTTTTAAAAGCTTGATCTTTTGCTTCAGATAATATAGCTAACAAGAATTTACGTATTACGTTTGTGTCTATAAGGTATTTTTTATTTTTTATAAAATTCATTGTTTCGTTAATAATTGCATCACAAATGATTGAAATTTTTTTATCTTCAGTCTTAGAATAAGCTTCTGGAAGAATTTTTTTTTTAAATCCATCTTTATATGGAATGGTTGTTACAATTAATTTGTATACGTCAAGAGATTTTTCATTATCACCAATTAATTTTTTAATAACCCTATGTGTTGATTTTCCTTTTGCTTTTGGATTGTCTTCTAAAAAAAGATAACAATTCAAGAGAATATCATTTGTAATTTCTTTAAAGGAAAGTTTCGATGTCATTCCGTTGATTTTTTCCCAAGTTTTACAATCTACTTTAGACGTAATATCTTTTTGAAAATTTTCAAGAAATGTTATTTTGTCTTCGGTGCTCATAGAGCCATATTTTTTTGAACAAGAACGAAGAACTGCTTGAAAAAAAGATAAAGACTTTTTGTTATTACCTGTTCGTACAAGAACATCAGTTCCTTGAATAGGAGATTTAAAAACAACAGTTTTATTATCTTCTAATTTTGTAGTTTCTATCATTATTTCAATTTTAAACAGATATAATTTTGTTTTTAGATTAATCATAAAAAATGTATACTTATTTCTAGTAAAAATAAATCTTTATCTAAATTAAAAACAAATGAAAGAGTCAGAATTGCCAAAACCTTGGAAATATAAAAATAATTGGATTATATGGCCGGAAACTATATTAGATATTTTAACCATATCTGATTGCAATGACACCGTTAATGGTATATGTTTATCTGGAAAATCAATAAAAGAATGTATAGATGAGTGTAAAGATTCGTGTGGAGCTGGATATCATATTGAATTTGAAAACGGTAGTACATTGTGCGCACCACTTCGTACGACTGTTAATCCTTTGTTGAATCAAATTCATCGTCTTAAAAAAAAAGATGTATATCCAGAATTAAAATATGCTACAATATCAACATTTATTAATACAGATCATTTCCCATTTCCGCCAGAAGAAGCTAACGTTGTTTTTTTTAGAGATGTTGTAGATATAATTGATGTTGTAAATAAAATGTCTATTACAACAAATATTCGTGAAAATGATTATATTTACTTAAAAAAAGAAAACAAAAATAATTTACAATTTAGAGAAACAACGCAAACTCTTGGTCAAATTTCACAATATATACCATTGCAATACGGTGTTCCAGTTCAAATTTCTATACCAGGTACTTCTTTATTAATTAGCAATTCTGATAAAAATATATTGACTTGGAATGCATCTCCGATTGTTTTTTCAACAGAAAACACTACTTTCATTCTCAGATCTCTTGATCCAAAAAAAAATAAAGATAAAATATCATATGGAGATGTTTTTTATATAACTTATGGATCAGAAAATTCTATCGTTGTTATAAACACTACATTTTCACGACTGGAAATTGTAAAAGATAGTTTAGAACAGATAGATATTAATAAACAATTTTTATACAAATTTACATTAGAATCTAATATGATGGGTTATTATTGCGATGGTAGAGAATGTAAAAAAATACCTATAAAAGATATGGAAAAGAATGGACATATAGGGCGTTATAAAAATGTAACTGTTTGCAGAGATCCTAATTGTTGGGGTGTATGCAAATATTTAGAATTAGGAACAAATTCTTATTCTTTGTTAAGTGATAAACCTCCGGTAAATAAAAGATCTAAACATCTTATTTTTTATAAAATATTATTTATGTTTAGTTTACTTAGTATGATTGTATTCATACTGAGTATAATAATTAAACGATTCTTTTTCTAAGTTCTTGATCTTCTTCTACACTTTGAGTATGAATTTTAATAAATTTATACAAAATATGCCTTAATTTTATAGGAAAATCTGTAAAAGTCCAAGTTAAATCGTGTATTCCTTTTGTCGTTTTTTCTTTAATTCCTTTATATGGAAGTTCATCAGAATTTTCTATTTTTTCTTCAGAAATGCTGTAAAATTGTATAAGAGCATATACTAAATCTCTGCCAGTGCTATCTATATCTTGAATTTTATTTATAAATTCTTCTTTTTCATTAATCGATAAATCTTTTTTAGGAAGATCTTTATTTAAACTATCAAAAAGCGGAAAGCTCATGTTTGTTTTTAAGAGTATGTAATTCTTAAAACTCAATTTAATTTTTAAAACCTTTTTACTTGATTAAACCCAGGAGGTTGACGATTTTTAGAAGTGCGTTCGGATCCTGTAGCATCTGAACTGTAAGCATCTTTAAAATCTAAATAACATACTTTAGTATCAGGACCACAAAGTGGATGACCAATTGTATAAGCTGGAATTCCTCCGTTTGGATCTTCGGTAATTCTTTCATCTTTTTCTACTGTTTCCTGCTTTTGCACTTTTCGTGCGACTTCTACTATAAATCTACCAATTTCCTCTGCAACATATGGACCATTATATCTCATATGAGGTTTACCATTAATATATAAAACTATATAAGGCACTACTTGAATAGGTGCAATAGTATCTCTAGACATAATTACCGTTTGTTTATTATGACTAACATTTATCATACCAAATTGACATCCACCTACAGAACCAGGTAGTCGCTTAAAAATCGGTATCAAAGATTGGCAGTGTTGACACTCTGTAGAATAAAATAAAATTAAAGAAAATCCTTGTATCATTGTACACATAATATGTCCTTTAACACCACGTTGAATATTAAAGTCTTCAGTCGTAAGGAAAAGCAATCCACTCATTTTATCAGAGTAATTAATTACATTTAAGCTAAAATATATTATTTTAAATCATACTTTATAAGTAATTTATAATACTCAACTTTTATGTACACTTGGTTGAAAAGAATAAATCCTTTTACAATATGTTTTTTGGACTAAGAACAGTTTAAAAGTCTTTTAGTCTTATTTAATTTATGAAAATAATCGAAACTGTAAAATATTTTTTAAAAAAAAGTAAAACATTTGCATTAACAAAAAATGACATCAGAGATTAAAATTTTTAACCCAGCGAGCGAACCTTTTGGGTGTCTTAGTAATAATTATAAACAGAAAAGGTTGAGTTCTTATAATGTAAAAATTGATAATGTAAGTTGTATTACTCTCACAAATTACATATATGCAAGACTTTTAAAATCTAATACTAACAAACAAGTAATTTGTGCACAAAAAGATTACACAACAGTTAGAAAAAAATTCATAGAGTTAAATAATTCTGAACTTCTTAACGTTCTAAAAACATCAATTATGACAGCTTTAGATGTAATGTTTAGTAACTCACCCGAATTAACTAGTTTGCTTTTATCAACAAAAAATTCTGATATAAAATATATTAACGATTTTTTAGGAACTGAATCGGACGGTCTTGATAAAAATTTATACGGAATATGTCTAAAAGAACAAAGACAAAAAATAATCTATGAAACAAAACAAAAAGAAAAAACAATAAATAAAGAAAAAGAACTTCAGTCTAATTATGAAATATACATAGCTTACCAAGAATTATCAACTCTTGTAAAAAATGGTCGTGATATAAGACATTTTTTAAAAAAGAATATAGAAGATATAATAAAAGAATTGGGTAAAGAAAAATTGGAATCATTTATTACTAAAACAAACTTTTCAACTCAATACGAAAGAAAAAACAAAGTTATAATGGAAATTAAAGAATTATATGAATATCCACACAATTTAGTACCTTATATTCTTAAATTGCAATTACCTCTTTTACTAGAAAAAAATGGAAGGAAAATAAAAAAGAGAATTTTTAGTATGTATGCAGACTATCTTCTTGATAGAAAATTTAAACATGTAAACATAAAAGATTATGAAAAAGCAAAAGAACAGCATTTTTTAGATCCATCATTCCAATTGATGGCAACTGATTTAGAAGATAGACTGTATTATCTTTATACAGAAGGAATGTTATCAGACAATTTATGTAATGATATTGACAAAGATTCTGTTATTAAATCATATTCTTTCCCATCAAGAAAAGATGTGGAAGATGCTATCAATTATCCTTTATCTTATGATAAAAAAGATTTAAAAGATAGCTTTGACCAAAAAACAACTGGGGAAATTTTTGTTTTTCCTCCTTCTTCTAGACCATTAGATCCTAAATATAATGATCATTTGAAATATACTTCTTTTTCTCCATTGAGTTTTTTCAAAACAATTCTAAGAATTGAATCTTTTCAATATATTACTGTGATACATTATGTTATTGTAAAGCTTTTAGTTCATATTGGTATTGAACATAGTAAAGCTTATACATATATTTTAGAAAAAAAAGATGTATCTGGCAAATATACAAAAGATAGTTTTATTAACCCTGCAATTGCTATTAATATTTATAATAGACAAAAACAGCAAGTCGATAAAGATAATTTAATAAAATATGCTGTTGAAGGTTTAAAAATAAAATTTTTAGATAATCGTGTATTACAAGATTTTCTGTTGGCAACTGGCAATGCAACTTTAATATATGATGATCAAGATAATAATATTCTTAAAAATGTTGTTGGTAATGAATTGATGAAAATTAGAGAAGAAATTCGTCGAAAACGTGAAATAAATGACTCGTTTGATTTATTAAAAACAGAGGATATTACGTTTATTTTCCAAAATGACTCTTTTATGAACAATTGGGTTCAAAAACGTGTGTTTGATTCTTGTAAAACGTTAACAATAATGAAAGATTATTTAAAAAATAAATACAAAAAAACGGTAGAAATATCACCAAAATTTACTGAAATGGTTCTTGATAATATTTATCAACCTTGTTCAGAAGTTTACGGTGCAGCACACGAAATTACAGCTAAAGTGCCTGATTATTTTATTAAAATGGTTGAAAAATGCAATATAACACCTTTTGATAATAAAATTATTGATGTGATATGGAAGCGTTTAGCTGTAGTAATTTATTATTTAATTAAACATCTCAAGACTAAAAATAAATTAAAAACTAAAATAAAAATTCAAGATATTAGTTCAGAAATAGTACGTACACAAGAATTAATAAATACTTTTTATCAATGTCAAGAAATTATTAAAGACGATAATTATGGTAATTGTATTGCATCTGCTATAATTAATCTAATTTGTGGAATTTTTAAATTTAATGATAAAATTTCTAAATCAAAATCAAATATAACTATAACAGAACATGATGTACAAGCAGCTGTTTCTATTATATTAGAAACAGTAAATGTAACAATCCCTGAAGAAGGTCCTGAAGAAGAAGGTCCTGAAGAAGATATTGAACTAGGTCCAGAAGAAGAATATATTGAAGAAGGTCCTGAAGAAGAAGGTCTGGAAGAATTAGTTTTTAATTTAGAAAGTGATGAAGAAAGTGGTTATGAAACGGATGATGGAAGTCATAAATATGATTCCGATAGTAATAGTCCTTATTCACCTGGTAAAAATCACGCAATTATGATAAAAGATTTCCTAGAAACGTTAGAAGAATTTGATCATACAGATAAAGATGTAATTGCCAAAATTATAGAAAATGCTGTTAGATTTATTAAAAAGAATACAATTAAAATATCTAATAAAGTAAAGAAGAATCGTATAAACTTTTTTGCCAAGCAACGATAATCTTATATTAAGAAAAAAATAATACATAAAAATGAATAATTATACCAAAATTCAAATTTCTGCTAAAATATATTGGGGATTTAATATAGAAATACTAAACGACAAAGTTAATATAATGTCTGATCAAGATATCATAAACGATATAAAAAGTAGTATGAAAACTTTTTTTTTATTTTACGGAATGGAAGAACTTAAAGAAGGTGTTGACAAATTAAATCTTCATATTCATAATAGACCAACTAGTCCTGGACAAACAATCTATGTATGTGATCATAATTAAATTTATAACAATTTTATCAAAGAATCCTGGATGTTGCAAAAAATAAATTGAGGTTTAAGGAATAATTATCGATGATAAAATTAAAAATGTCTTTGAATCAAACCGTAACTAAAGCTGTAAATGAAATTATTAATTCTTTTGTAAAAAAAATAGCAACTAAGTATGATTTAGATCAAAATGAACTATTATGTTTGTGGAATGACAGCGACACTTCGGATAAAAAGGTTATTAAATCAACAGACAAAAAAATTGTAGATACACCAATTGTTGATAAAAATACAAATAAAGATTTGAATCAAATTGATCTTTCACAGTATAAGAAAACTGATCTTCAAGATATGTGTCGTCAGCGCTCTTTAAAATGCACAGGTACAAAAGAACAACTAATTGGATTTTTGCTTGGGAAAGAAATAATTTCAGATACTCCGAAGAAAGAAGCTCCAGCAAAGAAAATCGAGGTGTCAAAAAAAGTAACATCTACACCTGTAGCACAAAAACTTACTTCTTCAATTCCAACAGTTGCAATCCGTCGCAATAAATATGGAAATCACGAACATCCAGATACAAAATTTATTTTTGACAAAAAGACTACGAAAGCAATTGGAAAACAAAATGAAGATGGAACAGTAGAAGATCTTACTGAAGACGATATTGATGTTTGTAATCAATGGAAATTTCAATATGTTATTTCAGATAATCTAGACAAAAAAACAAAATTGACAGATGTTAAAGTCGACGAACTTGATGACGAAATATTAGAAAGCGATGATGATGAAATAGAAGATGAAGAAATTCCTGTTGAAGAAGAAATAGTAGAAGACGAATTATTAGAGGATGACGAAGAATATGAGGAAGAAGATGAATATGAAGACGACGATGTTGATTATGAATAAAAATGATTTGATTGTATAAATTAATTTTGTTAACAAAATTAATTTTAATATAAATAAGAGAAAAATCGAAATTATTTTTTTAGTTCGTGATTCATATTTAGACGAGCAACCATACGAGAAATATCACACATTTCTTGATCATTTTTAACTTTAACAGTTGATACAGGATCAAAACCTAACTGTCCATAAGCCAATTGATATATTTTTCCAACAGTATCTCTAACTGTTCCATCTTCTTGTATTTTCATATCTTCTGTTAATTTTACAATTCTCCTTTGCATATAACCAGATGTTGCAGTTCCCATAGCTGTATCACAAATACCTTCTCTTCCTGACATTGCATGAAAATAAAATTGTCTTGGATTTAATCCTCTAAGAAAACTACTTGCAATAAATCCTCTTGACTCATACTTCATTTCATGATCTAAATCCCCAAATGGATAATGCGGAAGAGACCTTTTACCGTGATTTAAAAGAAGAGGTACACGTTGACCTTTTAGATTTTGTTGACCAAGCAAACCTGTAATTTGTGCAATATTAAAAAAATCACCTTTACTTCCAGAAAGAACAGTTGAAAGAAAATTATTATCTTCCGTAAGTGCTTCTTTAGCTATTCGCAAACCAATGTCTTTCGCTTTGTTTAACGAAGCATTAATTCGAATTTCTCTAATATTTGGATGCGTTGTTGATTGTTTAATAGCTTCTGCTTCAATATAACATTTACTTATAACATCACGAATTTCTTCTTCTTTTGTAACACCATCTTTATTTTTGGTTTGAGGAATTAAACAATCACCCAATCCAACCGAAAAACCATCAATAAGAAGATATTTATTAGTAGTAAATTGTATACAATCAATAAAATAAGATGCTATTTCTGGACCATATTCTTTGTGTAAAAGATGATGAATAGAACTGTGAGAAGCTCCAACAATTGCTTTGTCTATTGTTCCTTCATACATTACACCTTTCCATATTTTTACTGTTGGTTCTTTTGGGTTTACATCATTTGTTTTTTCATAATTAAAATCTAATGGGAGAAAAAGAGAAATAAGACCATGACCGTTGAAACATTGTACTTTTTTTTCTTTTTCTTTTAAAACACGTCGTATATGTTGAATTCTATCTAAAATTTCTTCTGAAGACATTACTTTATATGTAGATATTTCTTTAATACTATTTTCGTTTTCAACTTTTGTTTGTAACCACGGTGCTCTTGGCAGAGACATTGCAATATTAAAAAACTGTCCTTTTGTTAATTTTTTAAGATTTTGTGTCATTCTATAAGCACCTACTAAAGAATCCTGAACAATAGCCATATTTGGTTTACTACTTTGTGGCGAAATCATATTCCATTGAGCAGCCGACAAATATTTCATTTCTGCTTGTGACTCAAGCGATTGAGGTACATGTATATTCATTTCATCTCCATCAAAATCTGCATTGAAACCTTTAGTAACCGATAAATTTATTCTTAACGTTTTATGCGGCATAATTACAACTCTCATAGCAAGCATACTTGATTTATGTAAAGTTGGCTGTCTGTTTAACAATACGTAATTACCATTTTGTAAAGGACGGTCAACTATCCATCCAATAGGTACTTTGTATTTACGATTTGCAACTTTTAATTTAGTAAGAAATTCTCCATTTCTTTCTACTTGATCACATTCTTGTACTAATTCTCTTCCATCAATAACTTTAATAAGTTCTCCAGCTCTATGAATAATGTCACCGTGCATTAAACGAGTTCCACGACGAAAACGTTTAAGATCAATAACTGTGTCACTATCTGGTTTCCATAATGATTTAATTTCTCCATTGTCAACAAGAGTTTGTAATTCATCAATATTAAAAGATGTTACACGAACTGGAGAGGTTAAAATTTGTGCAATTTCTTTTGGCACTCCAATTTCACCCATACGTAATGTAGGATCTGGTCCAATAACAGTACGAGCGGTTTGATCACAATTATGTGTGATAGTAGCATCTCCTAGCAAGAAACGATTATTTTTATCTACTTCAAAACCGTAATATTTTCCAATACCATCTTCAACTACTTTAATGTTATAACAAGACATATCTTTTTTAGACGGAGCATAGCATTTCTTATGCGGAAGAAGAGTTGGAATATTTTCAATACCAGAACCTGATATAACTAATTTCAAAGCATCTCCATATTGTTTTCCATCTTTATTAGTCCAGGATGTTTTCTTGTTAGTCACCGAAGTTCTAAATCCTAAAGATATCGCTATACGCTGTGCTCCATCAATAATTTGTTTGTGATCGTAACATTGACTTATTGCAATTGTTGTTCCGTCATTTTCAACTGAGCCATCTGTATCAATTAAACCAGCTAAAACAAGAAGTCTTGTGTTCACATCATTAATAATATAATCTTCAGGAATATGCTTGTTACCAACAAGATTGTATTCTCTTAATTTTTGTGTCAGAGGATTACAATTATATCCCTTATCAGAAATGGAAGATATACCAAAGTGTATAGATTTGCCATTCTTATCGTGAATAGCGATCTTACCTCTGTTATTAGATGCCCATAGTTTCCAATAATTTATTAATTCTTCATCTATTGAAGTAAATACCGGTTCACCAGCTGTACCATCTCCTAACCACATTCCTAAAATTCTTGGATCAAGACTTACAGATTTGTGTTCCCATTGAATAGGTGTATTTAATTTAACACCTAGCATTAAACGACGATCAGTCTCTGACAATGATAAATAATCTGCAACGTGAATATCAATAATAGGATTAACATCGATAGTGTTTCTAAATTGTTCCATCTCTTCTAATGCCTGTTCTTTCGTTAATCCAGGAACTACCACAACTTCAATTGATTTCTTACTCCCATCATCTGTATAATTTAAACGAAAAGTTCCATATGTTTTTCTCTTCTCATTCCATGTAATTTTTTTATCTTTATCTAGCTTTAGTAAATCTCTTCTTTCCTCTACCTCTTTCAATGCATCATCTTTTGTTTTTGGTGGAATAACAGATACTCTTTTTACGTGAATCTTTTTATCACTTCTTTCATACCATTTCATAACCCAAGACCCATTTTTACCTAAATTTTCTCTCCAATTGATACAAGCATGTCCACAATATTTAAGTGTTAAAATATGTTCGCAACTAATACCATAGTCGTCCCCATTTGATTGTATGACTTTATAAAGCGAACTAGTACCGCTAACTGTATCTATCACCGTTCTCGGAGTCCCATCATCTCCAATAACTACATCTCCTATTTTTATTTCTTCTGCTCTTTTAGGTAAACCGGTGTTATACATTAATACTGGAGTATCTGGAAAAATGGCACGTTTTCCCATCATATTATTTCTTATCTGTCCATCTTTTCCTGTCAGACGTTCTTTAATACCTTTGATAGGTCTTCCATTAGTAGTGTGCTTTGCTTTTCCTTGACCATTGTTGAATGTGGTCAAGATACGGAAACGTAAACTAGCTAATGCACGTTGACGAATCGTATCACGTTTTTCATTTTTTTTTGAACCATCATCTTCGTCAATCAAATTATTGTTTGCTTTAATAATTTCAATGTATTGAATTGTCAAATCATCATCGCACATTTTATTATCTGCACGAACATAAGGTCTATCACAAGGGGGAAGAACAGGAAGTACAGAAATAATAAAATTTTTAGGGTGACACAACAATGGATCAAATCCTAATAATTCAACATCCTCGTTTGAAATATTATCAAATAGTTTCTTGATTTCATCCGTTGTTAAAATAATACTTGTTTTATTCTTCTTTCCATCTTCATACACTAAAGAAAAATTGCTATCAGCTGCAGTAAACTTAATTTTAGGCAAATCTTTTCCACATATAACAGGATCTCCGTTTTCATCAATTTCTCCAGTATATTGACAACAAATATCAACTTTCTTTATTTTTTCTAATATTTTAGCAAATCGAGTTTCTCCTTTGTATCTAGTAAGACCGCAAATAGAAATTTGATCTTGTTGTAATACAAGTCTGTAACACTTAAGACAAAAACAATTTAAAAAAGCAGTGACTCTTTTGTAAAAGAGAGGATGTACTATAGGTTCGTTTAATTCAATATAACCAAAATGACCTGGACATTCAGTTGCATTTTCTTTGCAAGTTTCGCATTTTTGTGTTGAATCTGTTGTACCCATTCGTGGATCATAAATACTACCAGGTCCACTTTTTCTTACATTATCTAGTTTACACACAGCCATATTTAAAACTTCTTCTGCTGAATATATTCCAAATGTTATTGATTCAATTTCTCTGGTATCATAATCCATATTTTAATATATTTTTTATAAATTTCTTACAAATTTTCGATTTTATTTTTTGCAATTTGTTAATCGTTTTATTTTAAACTTAATATTATATACCTCGTTATATAATATTAATTATAAAGATCATCATCTGAGGAGTCTTCTCTTTCCAACACAATAACCTTCTCCTCTTGGGGTTTGGGTGGGGCTTTCCATCTCCAAGATTGATTATGATCAATTTGACGTTGGAGTTCAGCAAGTTCAAGTTCATCAACACCAACTTCACTTAATAAATTATATTCTTCTTCCTCTAATTTATCACTCCATTTTACTTTTTTATGGTTTGAAAAGAAAGGTTGTGGAAATTTTCGAATATCTATACAGTTACTTACGTTTGAGAAAGATGAAGTTGTAGAAATCTCTTTAAACTCAAGCTCTTTCAAAAATTTTCTCACATTTTCCGAATGTAAATCTCCTGCATAAATTATTATATTATGCGGTTCTTTAGGCTCATCTGTTAAACGACGATTTGTAAGTTTTGTAAAATCAAAAACTTTAAATATACGACACAAAAGGTAGTAATCTACAATTTTACTATTAATAATAATCAAAAATCCAGAGAAATCTAAATCTAACAGTATTTTACGATCCGTGTCCGTAATAGATTTGAAATCATATTTATTTACAGTTTCTGTTCTGTATTTATCTAGTGTAGCAATAAAATCTTTAACTGTTTCAAGAAGTATTCTTATATCAATTTGTTTGTAATATTTATGGTCGAGATTACGGATTTCTTTTTTAATAAAAGATTTAATTTTATCGTGTATAGTAGACCTATTTACTTTTTTTGTAACAAAAATATGTTCTTCTGTTTGTTTATCCCAAAATGCATCATATTCTGCATATTTTTCGTCATCTCCTTTGTCGTCGTAAATATTAATTTTAGAAAATTCTTCTAGAATTGGTTTAATTTGTGTGTCATAATTATATTTATCCAAAAGATTCCTAAGACTAAGTAGGCTTTTATCGTTATTGACAATATTCGCAATATTAACCATTGCAAGAGTAGCATAACTCATACGATTTGATTTTAATTCAGGAGTTTCTTTTCTAATATCAAAACAATGCATTCTGGATAACTTACACTTATTTTGATTTTCTTTAGTATTAGGATTGTAAACGCAATCTTTAAAACGTTTTGTCATTACACCAATTCTTTGGTCACCATAACTATCTGGATAAGTTATCGGCGTTTCAAGGTAAAAATCTATAAAAACATCTGTATGTTTAAACAATTGTTCAAGATAATCTTCTATTAACATCATTTGATCTGATTTAAAAGAGAACCAACAGTCGTCCGTTCTGCTATGTCTCTCACCAAAAATATATATTAATTTTTTGTATTGTTTACTCCAATGCATTGTTAGAGATAATGGACCTCCTATAAAATCAGTAATAGGTTTTTTTTCTTCTTTTGGAACGTCTGGATCATTCTGTTTTGAATGATTAAGAATAAGTTGGGATAAAACTTTTCTTTCAGAATCTCTATCTTCCCTCACACATTTATATGCTTCCTCAATACATGTATCTTTAAAAGTTGTATCTGATACATCTAAAACGGATGTATTATAAGTTTGTATAAGAGTATCACAAAGCCATTCAAATTGACATTTAGATTTATCCATATGTACTCTAGGATGATAATCATAGTGTAATTGTTGTAGAGTAGCATTAGCATATTTATTTCGAGGTATATCAACCATAATTTCTTTTCCTTCTGGCAAAAAATCCATAAAATTAAATCTTTGAGACATTATTTATATTTAACAAATATATATTTAATCTAATGATGAAATAAATATTTTATTTGTAGGCGCAAAGCAATACAAATAAAATATTTACTATCTTCCATTTATTTAGAAAAACTTATTTTCTTATAAAAAATAAAATAAAATGTCTTATGATATTATGGTTGGGTTTTTTGATCCCCCCCACAATAAAAGAAAAGCACTTTCATGTCCACGAATTTCTGGAAACACACCTCGTTATGTTAAAACTCAAATATCAGCATGGAAATATGATAACGATATTAAAATAAGTACATACGGACTTAATTTTTTAAGAGATTTAATTAATCATCATTTTTTAGATGATAGTATGTATATATTAGGACCAATTCAACTTGATAGAAATGGCAATTATGATATTCAAATAGGAATGTCAGGTAAATGTAAAATAGGTCAATCATACGATGATGGAATGTTTTTAGAACTCGAAGAAGAATTAGGATTAAAGTATAATACTCAAAACTTACCTCAACATTATCTTTATCAATCCCGAGCAATCTATACTCTTCATATAAATGAGACAAAATTAATTAATCCAACAAGAGATTATCCTATTAGGTTAACAAGTCATAAAAATGATCAATACAGACCAGTTTCTTGTTTGGTTTACGGTAGATTAAATGAGATATTAAATGTACTAAAAACAGATCAAAAAGATAGATTCTATTCATGCAACGACGATAATATTATTGGAATTGGGTTAATATCAGTTGGAAGAATAAAAGAATTTCTTATAGAATCGCAAAGACAATATGAAGACAAACCAGATAATTTATTAAGAAGACTTGATTTTGAAGATTTTTTTAGAGATAAACATAAGAGAAAAGAAATGACAAATTATGTAGTTGATCATAAACATGTACTTAAAAATAAAAGTCGTAAAAATCGTGAAAGATTATCATCGGCTTATTTTTCTCCACTTCTAAACACTGATCCGTCGATCAATCAGCTGTCAATATGCAGAAAATGTCTTGACGGAGATTGTCCATTTCACTATGAATGTGAAACTACGGCTGAAGAAGAAGGTAGGTGTGAAAGACACTTACCAAATTGGCAAAAATTTTGTGGGCAAGACGCATTGTCAGAAGATGAACGAGAAAAAATGAGAAGATGGATTGGTTATATTGCACCTGAACTTCCACCTGCAGAGATTAACAATATGACTGATGAGGAATTATGCCAAGAAATTAATATTCATGATCGTGGATGGAGAAACGTATTTGATAGAGCTAATTTTGTGTCTGAAGACGGTAGTGTTTTAGAAGATTCTGTATCTTTGAAACCATTTTCAATATTGCCTCACGAAATGTTAGGAAGATTTAAGCATCCTACATCAACAGGTGCAGATGCTATGAAATATATAGATCTTGGACCTTTAGAAAAACATTGGCAATTTCAAGATCAAGAACATATAGATCGATCTGTTCCACAGTTGCATAATAGTGATAGGTACTATAGAGATTTAATTAGAAAATGGGAACAACGAATACGATTTGTTAACGAACAATTTGATCAAAAAAGTATTCCAGAATTAATACAGATATTATCTTATGATAGCAAAAATGCAAAAGAAAAAGCTGTAAAAAAACTAGCTGAGATGTCAATAATAGTTGATAATCGAAGTAGTATAATAAATGGAATATTTCCACTAATTGAACTTTTTAGATTAGAAAATGAAGAAATAAATCAATATGTTTCAATTATTATCGCTAATCTGACTAATTCTTCTCAACATACTCATATTATTGCTCAGAATGGTGCTATCAGACCTTTGGTTGTTCTCTTAAAAGGTGATAATTTAGTATGTAAAAGGAATGCTGCATTCGCATTATCTTACCTAGCAGAGGATATATACATTCAGGAACTTTTAAATGAGGATATAATTGATACACTTGTCGAAATGATGGTAGATGAACATAATTTAGCTAGTGTAGACAATGATGATTTACTTTTATATCCAGTTATAATTATTGAAAAAATTTTTAGAAATAAAATCTACAGAGACCTCCTTTTGTCAAAAAACACACTCGAACCATTAATAAATCTTTTGATGTATAGAAACGTTAGAATAAAAAAGAATGTCTTGATAGCTCTTATGGAAATTACTAAAGATTATGATTTTTCGAACATAAATATAGACACATTAGAAAAATCTATAACACCAATTCTTTTATTTATTCACAATAATGAGGCTCCTCCTCGTTATAGTTGGATTGCACCACGTGTATTAGCTACATTTGCATTCGATCAAATTCTTTGTGAAAGAATTGTCGAAGAAGATGGTATTAACATATTGAGAGATTTATTCATTCGTGATGATACTATTCCTACAAAAGTTATGGTAACAATTGCAATAAGTAAAATAGCCTTAAATCACTTATATCGAGATGCAATTATGGATTCTGGAATAGTTGGGCCAATTTCAGAACTATTATTGCACGAGAATGAGAATGCTAAAAAATCGGCAAGAACTGCATTAGAAAATGTAGGATTTAAACTTAGGGATTAAAATTTAATTACTAAATAAAGTATATCATTATAATTTTGTATTAAAAATTGTCATTGGCCAAAACGAAAAAAATGGCTGTCGTATTGTTTTCATATTTAGACAATTAACCGGATCTTCTAAAGATCCATCAGAACTAGCTATTTTTTGAAAACCAACGCTTTCTAAAAATCGTCTGTATCTTTCTGAATGAATATCACCAGCATATATTATTATGTTATGAGGTTGAGATGGTTGATCTTTAAACGAAGATCCTTCATATGGATTTTTTTCAAGTTTAAATATTTTAAACACTCTTGAAAGAGTATATACGTCAGCTACAATTGTATTAATCAGTGCAATTACATAATAAACAAATTCAAAAGATTGTAAAAAAGACTCATTATCAATTTCTGGGTTTAAAATATTTGAAACGTGTGTTTTACATTTGTTTAAATATTTTTCTAAATCTTCCATTTCTTTTTCAATAAATATCATAATTTCTTCTGATAAATACGAGTTTTTTATTTCCTTTTCCGCGTATTTATTTTTTTTAATTTGACCTATCCAAAAATCTTTAGATGAAGATAAATTAAGTTCATTCAACACATTTATAATTTGTTGATCATTTGATAGAATTTTTTTAAGTTTTATTATTTTATCCAGATTATTTAAGTATGATAGATTTAAAATTCTTTCTACTTTAATCTTAAACCAAGATGCATCGTTTACACCTTCATTATACCCTTCATTATCTTCATATCTAACATCAAAAAAATGAATTCTTGCTAATTTACACTCTTTTGCTTGTCTGGATGCATATTGAACACATTTTTTGAATTTTTCTAAAAGTTGATTACTACGTAGTTCTGGTTTAAAAGGTTCAAAAGAGTCTTCATATTTTTTTGGTTCTTTCATATATGCAGGAAATTCAAAATACACATCAATAAAAACATCTGTAGTTCGAATTAGTTCACTTAAAAAATATTCTACAGACATTTTTTTTGAACCAGGTTTATCCCACTCACCATTTGCTTTTTCTCCAAATTTTTCACAATCCATTTTATCAGAATGAGTCTCTCCAAAAATATATATCATTTTCTGTTCTTCTTCTTTCCAGTGTACAGTAAGATTTTTTGGACCTCCTATAAATTCAGGACACGGTTTTTGTTCTACGTAAAGATGATTTAAAATAAGATCAGACAATATGTTTCTGTCTTTAATACAATTGTGTTTTGTTTCTGATACTTTATAAAATGCTTTTTGCAATTCAATATCGGCACCATCTAATAAATTTGCATTATACGTTTTAATTAATTTTCTACAAAGTTCTTCCATTTATTATTATAATTAAAATTAATTATAAGTAAAAATGCTACAGTCTAGTGGATCTTATAACAAGCTCTAAAGGTAAGAACAATGATATTTTGAGGTAAAAATCAGGAAATACGCAATATAGATTATGACTGTTTTAATAAACTAAGAGATTGATTTTGAATAAATAATTCTCAAAATAAAAGAAGCAGACACTGTGATTTTATGTATAAATTAACCACATCTCTTTTCACAAAAAGATGAATGAATTTTAAACTTTTCACCTAAAATATGAAGTAAAATTCCTATTATAAAAATAATGTAAATTGTTTTCAAATTATGTATTCTTTTAATTACAAACTGTATTATATCAAAATGAGTGCATAAACAACTAATAAAGTAATTTTTAATTCTAATATCAGGTCTTTTAATACTTAATAAAAAAATTCTAAAATATATATATATCACACAGAAGTTTATTCTGAATATAATAGAACCACATTTATATTTGAATTAAAAATATTAATTTGTGTATGTATATATAAAATGAGTTCTCATCAATTTGATTTTTTTTTATTTCCCAATAATGCAATTATTAGGATATTTAACTCTTTGTTTGATGATACACAAGAAAATTCCCAAATGTTTCAATCTAATATCGCAAATACAGGTTCTATTCGTATGATAAATTTGGCGATTCAAAGAAATCTTGTTAGGGTTAGAATACTTGATTTTATTGATACAAAATTATGGGTACGATTATTGATTAGTATGGGTGTCATCGGAGATGATGCACATCCAGAATGGTGTGATACTATCAAGGAATACATGCATCAATGTGTTAGAGAAGGTCTGTATACTAGTAGAGTTCATGATTTAATAGATATATTCAGATCTGGATTCGTCAGCATAAAATATGTAGCCCAATACCTTCTTCTGAACTTGATAACGGATAGTTCAGATGAAATAGAAAATCAATTTTTAGAAGGTCGTATGATTATGCCTTCTCTTAACAACATAACAATTACGCAATTACTTACCGCTAATAACTTTAATAATATAAAATACTGGGATGTTAGAAAAGTAACTGATATGAGTGGATTGTTTAATATTTATCAGAGACCTCATTTAGATATAGATCTAACTTATTGGGACACAAGTAATGTAAGAACTATGAACTCTTTAGTTTCTTATGTAAATATAACTCTTCATAACATAACGAATTGGAACACATGTCGAGTAAGAGATATGAAGTATTGCTTTCAGGGTTCATCATTTTTTAATGAACCATTAAACTGGAACACAAGTAATGTAACTGATATGTCAGGAATGTTTTTAAATACACAAGAATTCAACCAACCATTACAATGGGATACTAGCAATGTAGAAAATATGTCAAGTATGTTTGAAAGGGCAATTTCTTTTGATTCATTTTTAGATTTTAATACAAGTAAAGTAATAAATATGAGTCGTATGTTTGACGGTGCCGTTTGTTTTGATCAACCATTAGAATGGAAAACTGATAATGTAACAGATATGAGTCATATGTTTAGAAATGCTGGATCTTTTAATCAACCATTAGTATGGGAAACTGGTAATGTGATTAATATGAGTTGTATGTTTAGAGATGCAAGTGGCTTTAATAGTATTTTAGTATTTGATACTAGTAATGTAAGAGATATGAGTCATATGTTTGAACTAGCAATTTTATTCGACCAACCATTAGCATGGGAAAATGGTTGGGAAACTTGTAGAGTAATTGATATGAGTCATATGTTTAAATGGGCAACATCTTTTAATCAACCATTAGAATGGTTTGATTTAAGTAGTCTAAATACTATGGAAGATATGTTTCATAATGCTCTTTCTTTTAATCAAGTATTAGAACTAGACATACCCAATAGAGTTGATACGTCTGGTATTTTTGTTGGTTCTCTGGGTAGATGGACATAGTTAATTAATATTTTTATGTTATTTATAACATAAAAATAATTCAAAGAGTTTTTCGTTTTTTTTATAGTAGATTTTTACAGAATAAATTAAAAGGTTTGTGTAGTTCTTTTTTTAAATCACTAAAGGAATTATACTGAATATTTTTTTTATGTAGTAAACGATATACTAAAAATAGTGTTAAATGCCGACACACAGGATATTCTAAATAACCAAGTGAACGAAGATAATTTGCATATTGTAAATGAGAATTAGCTGCTACCAATCGCAGATCAAATTTTAAAGACGAAACTAATTTACGAATTAGTCTTACAAATGAGTAACATAATTTTTTATTTGGTTCAACAAGAGTGACATTGCATTCATTCGTAATTTCATTTTTTGTGAAAACTAATGCATTTGAGTGTGTATTATGCTTATTTTCCCATCGAATTTTACAATGTAATACAATTTTTTTATTATATTTTAATAAATGTCTGATTAAAGATGAATAATATTGTGAAATTTTTTCTGACTTTACTGGATCAATTTCAGTTTTGTTTAAAGATCGAACGCACCACCATGATTGATTTTTTGAAATATATATCTCGTATATCTCATCTTTTAAATTATCAGAAAGATAATGTGCTCCCCATTTTTGATAAAGTGAATAAAGACTAGTATATGGTTCTAATAAAATTGAATCTATATATGATAAATTATCTTTTAATGTCATTCAAAGAATTAATTACCAATTATTTAATCTTTAATAAAATTCAATTTTTTCTCAAGGTACCTCTACATAAATTTTATAATCATTCCGAACTTTTTGTTTGGAATGATGGACCTGTTGGGGCTTGAACCCAAGACATTCGGTTAATAAGACCGATGCTCTACCAACTGAGCTACAGGTCCCCAAAGCTATGTTAAAAACTTTGGGGACAAAATTATTTAATCATTTCGAACAATAATGTTCGAAATGATGAACCAGGTGGGGATTGAACCCACGGCCACGTGCTTAAAAGGCACGCGCTCTACCTGCTGAGCTACTGGTCCCCAAAGTTTCTGTGTACAGTTTTTTCAATAAAAAGTTGAATTTTTGAATTTGCTGGATGTACACAACTTTGGGGACTTCACATAATCTCTTATGCTCTCTTCCTACTCTATAAAACCTTCTCTTTAAATCAATTTTATTTTTAAAACTCAATGTATCAAAAATGTGTAAAAATAATTTTGGGTATTTGCAAATACAATCAAAATTTACACGCTCACAATCTTGACATAATTTTATATGTCTGTTACATATCTGATATAGAATACAATCTCATTTTGGCTTAAATCGTTATAAACTTGTAATATTAATTAATATTACAAAATAATTATAAACTAAATATTTTTAAAAAATGAAATCGGGTAGATGAACCCACGGCCACTAGTTTTTGAATATTCCTGTGAGTTCGATCCCCGCGACTAATGATTAAGTTTTCTGAATTATTCTAAACTTTTTTGTTTGAAATGAACTTGGTAGGGATTAAACCAACAACCACTGGCTTAAAAGATGTAGAAGAGGAGTGTACGAGATTTGCACACGTTGCTTTAAATTTATATGGACATCTAAAGATTTCTATTTATATTATATAAATAGAAAACTGAAATGACAAGAACTTCCCCTACCAAAGATCTTTTCTTGCCAAATAATAGACTCGAAGTCTTTAAATCAAATACTAAATTAGTAAAAGAATCTGATGGTTTATTTATCTGTTCTTTAAAGTTACCAGATGAATCTTCTATTACAATTCCAATGAGAGAAGATGGTTACGTTAACTGTACTAAATTATGTAAAGCTGGAGGTAAAGAATATTCTCATTGGAAAGAAAATAAAAATTCAGAAGCTACAATTCAGGCTTTGGAAAGGTCCCTCGGAATTCCGAGGGACCTAATTATAAAGGATATTAAGACTGGAAAAAATGAAAGCAGAGGTACTTTTGTTCATAGAAGATTAGCTCTTATAATAGCGCAGTGGATAAGCGCTGATTTCGCAGTACAGGTAGCAGCTTGGACAGAAGAACTCCTATTATTTGGTAAAGTTGAGTTAGGTCAAGAGAAATCAAACAAAGAACTAGAGAATAAATTTCAAAAGCAGATAAAGTTATTGACACAAGAAAAACAACAAGCTATAAAAGAAAAAGAAGAAGTTATACTAGAAAAAGCAAATATTACTCGTCGTCTCTCATCAGTGACGCAAAATCATAATAAACTCTTAAAAAGACGTAGAAGAGGAGTGTACGAAATCGGAAATGTGGTGTATATAATGTCGCACGTTGCTTTCACTAGTCACTACCAAGATGACTACTATAAAATAGGTATCTCGACTCAATCAATGACAGAAACAACACCAGCATTTAAAATTAGATTAGCATCATACAAACAAGGAGCACCTTGTGATTATAAAGTTCATTACTTGATATATGTAGAGAATAACAAATTAATCGAAGATATACTCAAATTAAAATTCAAAGATCAGCGTAATCCAATCAACGGAGAATGGATAAAAGGTGTAAAATTAGAAGAGATAATAAAGTCTATTAGATATCTATGTGATTATATTGGTTTACCATGTAAAGAACACAGTATAATGAAGAATAAAAATATTGTAGATGATGGAAAATTATTAGATTGTGAGGACGAAGAGGATATAGAGGAAACAGAAATTTTGACTGATAAGTCTGCTGAAATAAAATTTATAGAGACAGATGAAGAAAACACAGATTCAGAACAAGAAGATAATGAAGAGATTGACAGTGAAGAATCAGATGTAAAACAAGTAGAAATGATAGAGGAAATTGAAAAGTATGATGTAAAACAAGTAGAAATGATAGAGGAAATTGAAAAGTATGATGCAAAACAAGTAGAAATGATAGAGGAAATAGAGAAGTACGATGCAAAACAATTAACAAAAATGCTATTAGAATTCAAATTACCAGTGAGTGGCATCAAGGATGTAAAAAAGACACGAATTCGTGAATATGCAAAGAAAAACAAGATAATTGTAGACAAATATATTTCAAATGTAATGGAAACAGAAAAACAAAATTTTTGCATTGATTGCGGTCTAGAGATAACTTATAAGGCAGCTAGGTGCGAGCCTTGTTCTAGAAAATCATCTAGAGTTGTAATAGATAGACCTGATTATCAAACATTGAAAAAGCAATATGAAGATTGTGGTAAAAATATGACAAAATTGGCAAGAATTCATAATGTTTCTGATAAATCAATTGTAAAATGGTTTGTTAACTATGAAAAAGATCTTGGCATAACCAAAAGTTGTATTAAAAGTATTAAACCAAAATCAAGTATAAAGAAACCAAGTGACGAAGAACTTTTATATGATAGAAATGTTTTAAAACTAAATTATACTCAAATAGGACTTAAATACAACGTAGATAGAACTACTGCAACTGAATGGATATTAAAATTAATAATATAAATTTGTAATAAAATATTCTTACAAATTAGTAAATCACTCTGAATTAAATAGGTGTGAATTGAATCCACGTTCTAAATTATAAACATTGATAGAACAAACGCTAAAAGGACTTGCTATTATAAAATCAATTTTTATGTATTATAAACAATTCAAAAACATGTTTGGAATTGTACGGATCTGGTGGGACTCGAACCCACGGCCACCGGCTTAAAAGGCCGGCGCTCTACCAACTGAGCTACAGATCCAAAAAGACAATTATCTTTTTGGATATAATTACGTTTTACAAAGTTGTCTGCGTACATTTTTTCTCAAAAAAAAGTTGATATTTGAATTGCTGGTAGTACACGACTTTGGAAAACGTTACATAAGATCAATCGAATGATCTATCTTATGCTCTCTTCCTATTCTATAGAATGAATATCTTTAAATCAATTTTATTTTTTTAGAAACAAGATATTTAATTTTATATAAATGCAAAAAAATCTTATTTAAGATTTATAAACAAAATCAACCAATTTTTGTAGAGTATGTTTGATTTGTTCAATATCATTTTCTAACAAACTAATTTTTGATTTATAATTATCTTTTTTATACATTATTTCTATAATAGTTCTTTCATCTAATTTTGTTTTCTTCAATAGAAATTTTTTCAAATACATTTTACCAGCAATTAATCGGCGTCTTGCATTAATAGATCCCAATGTTCTTTTATGATCATATGCGATTGTCTGAATATCAATATTGTTATTTAACTCTTCTAATAATAGTTCATCTTCTCTTGGAAACCAGTGTTGTCCTGCATTAGAAAAAGAATCCATTTTATTTATAATTAATATACTTAGCTTTATAATGACAAACGGAGAATGTAATTATATTAATTTGTAGATTAATATAATATAAATATTTTTACATAGGCGGAAGAGCTTTTCCGTCGTCTGAATATTTAACCAAATCATTTTCATCTAGAATAACAACTTCTCCAGAATCAAGATCGTCTTGCAAAGTCCTAATTCTATATCCATTCCATTTAACACCACGTTCTGAATCTCCCCACAAACGTTCAAAATATTCTTTGACTTCATTTTTGATGGGCAAAGACATATTAGGCCAGCCTTCTTTGAACCAATCTTTGAAATGAGAATACATTTCTGTAATACTTAGAGTTCCAGAGCTGTCTTCAGCAATACATTCTTCAATAAATTGGCGATAAATATCATTCTGACGACGATAAATAGCTGTTGCTTCTCGTACTTTTTCTGGCTCAATTCGAACACTGACTTTTTGCCTCCACTGAAGCAAATACCATGCAAATGCGGAAACCATACTTGGAATATTCTTACCAAATTCTTTATCCATAGGAAAACGTTTTTGTTTGAGTTGTTCTTCAAGAGTAGTTGGACACGGTTCATTTGGTTCAACGAAAGTAGACTCAAATGGAATAACACGAATACGGTTCCAAGTTGCTTTGTCAGAGTATTTTAATTTAGGAAGTTTATTGCAAATAAAAGTAAGAGTAAACATTGGAAAAACTTCTCTTGTACTTTTTCCTGGTTCAAACAAATCACGTGCCCAATAACTATCTCCACCGCTTAGCTTTTTTAATTCTCCGATATTAAGTTGTTCATCTGCGTCTGGTTCTTCCATCGTAGCGTGTCGCACAGGAGGCGCAGCTCTAGATAATTCTGGATTAGCAGAACCAGATGCGACTTTTTTGCCAGTAAAATATTGTGTATTAAATTTGATAGCAAGTTCTCCTAACATTAATTCAAAAAATTTCTGAGTGATAGATTTAGCATTGTCTCCTTCTCCTGTCCACATATATACCTTTTTTTGTTTATTTCCTCCAACAAAAATATCAGAGTATGTATCTAGAAAATAAGTTCGAATGGTTTGATCAGGAAAAACTTTTATCAAAAAGTCGATTACATTTTGTACAACTTCATCTGATTCATTATACTCAATGTAATTAATTGGCATTGTCTTATTCACAAAATCTTCTGGACGACCATCTCTAAATTCGTTCAATTTTAGATCGTAGACTCCGTTTTTAAAACCAATAATGTAAGGATTTTGATCCAATTTTTGTTTAAAACGTCTGTCATAAAATACTTCCATTGACTCTTTCATAATGTTAGATTTGTAAGGAGATGATTTAAGATTATTTATAATTTTTTGAACTTGCTTTAATCGTGCGTTAAACATTGCCTCTTCTCCCTTGTCTTGAATACCAGCTATTTTCATAAATAGATCAGAACCAATTGTTGAATATCGTAAAACAATTTCTTCAGAAATTTTTTCACGTAAAAACACACCTTCTTCAATTTCTTCCCATCTGTGATCTCTAAATTGAAACCATGTTTTTCCAGCTATTGAAGCGCATACAAAATCATTTCCATACTCTGAAAATAAAACTTTTGCAATATCATTGTGTGAACCATTTAAAGATTCTTTTATGTAATGTTCTGCTTGTTCATTCTTAAATTCTTTATAAAGTTGTGGACTGTCAATGCTCGCAAAATGTCTTAACGTTCCAAGTGTTAGATCTTTTTTTACCATTCTTTCCCATTCATAAATACAACTTGCCTCATCGTATTTATCTTCGCATCTTGCAGAAAAATCCATCCATTGATCAAGAGCTTGAGTGCTTGCATCACCAATGTTATACAAAATCCACCCTACTGTAATCCAATCATTTCTTTCTTCAGCGCGAAAATCAGCAAGCATTGGAAGAAGTCTTTCAGAAATTTTAAGAGCTTCTTCAACAGAAACTTTTAATGGTTTTTTACTCTTTACCTTTTCTTGTTGTAATTTTCCTTTAAGAGGCGAAATTAAACCGTTTATTAATTCTTGTGTTGAACGTCCATAAGGAATTATGCTTAAAATTCTCGGGAGAAAAAATTTTATATTTCCTTGAATAGGAATGGGCTTTTCTTTCATATCATAAATCTTATAATTTTTAAAAGCGTCTTCAATACTCAATTCAGAACCATCTGATAAAAAAACTGATGTTACTTTGTAAGGATCCATATCTTCTGATTTGCGACTTCCGTATATCAACCACGGAACTGTACAGCAAGCCTTGTCAATCACACTTGAAGAATCTTCATACCCAAGATTTAAAAATATCTTTAATTCTTGTGTTGCATCTTTCACTCTAGGAATGAGATGCACTTCTTGGTCTACTTTACTTAAAAAAAGATTTGGAAAATGCAAATGAAATCCATTTTTTGCATATGTTGTTTCCCCAGCTGAAATATAATACATTGGTTTTTCTAACAAAACACAAATCAAATGATCATCAGTACATTCTTCTACAATATTTCTAAGAACTGATTGGTATATATCAATCACCTGTCTTACTTGATCTTTTGTATAAAGATGATCTTCTAGGCATGGATCATCCGTTTCTTTGACTTTTAAATCTATATCAGCAAGTACAGGTAAATAATGTTGCGGTTTTTCAGCAACACCTACAATAGCATCATCATCCTCAAAAATTTTTGTACAATATGCGTTCCAAAAATCTTCTAGTTTTTCTCTATTAAATTGAAATTTTCCTCTAGGTTGTAACATAGAAACATGAGTGTGAAAAACTCCATCTACATAGTTTTCTCGAAGTATTTGTTCAACTGGTGGATTCATTTATCTTATTATTCCATTCCATAAATGTTTTTTCATTTTTATAATTTGAACCATTTTTAAAAGTCTTAAAATTTTACTAATTTGTTATTTAAAAACTTTTTAGCAATAATTAAATTAACTCATGAATACAAACTGTGTTTCAACAAATGAAAAGGATAATTATAATGTTTCAACTTCTGAAGATAAAAATGCAAAATATCTTTCATGTACCGAATATATTGACGATAATCAAGTTGAAAATAATCAAATTGACAATAATCAAATTAATGATTCTGAGAACAATGAGTATGAGAACAATGAGTCTGAGAACAATGAGTCTGAGAACGATGATTCTGAGAACGATGAAGATGATAGTGAAGACGAAATGTTGTTAAGTGTTAATTTTTTGGTAAAAGATGATTCAGAAATGTTTGTTTTGTCAATTAATGGTGTTCCAAATTTTTATACTAAAAATCTTAAAGATGCGAGAACACTTATGTGGGATTACGCCAAATCACGCAGAATACAAGAAACTCAATACAATACCTATATTAGAGCTTGTCCAGATAAGAACCGTATTGAAATAGTTGGAACTCATAAATTTTCTATATTTTTTGTAGATCGTGTTATTTGTAGATTACTTGTCTCTTCTATAAGAGAACTAGAACAATGTAAAAATGATACAATAAAAACTCCTACAATGCCTAAAACTCAAACACCTCCCAAAATACCATCTCCGCAAAAATCCGGATTTTTTAGTAGTTTCTTTTGGTAGAATACGTTTTTAAAAATAATTTATAAATTATATATAATTTATAATCAATGAACATTTTATTTGCAATCCGATGACCTAAACAAATTATTTACACATCCAGTATATACACCGTCAATATTAACATATCCACAAGTAAGAGAATTTTTTATATTTAGAGGGCAAACCACATTTTTATAAAAATTTTCAAGAGAAGTGTTGTAAATTGTAAGTAAACAACCATTTTCTATTTTACAATTTGTTTTAGACTTTTCGCAATTAATTGTAAATTGAGATGTTACTGTCCCTGAAATTCCTATGTTACGCAGATGCATAGCAACTCGATTACACGATAAATTTTTATTAGATATCATATAATTTATCGGTGGATTTTTATCACACGTTATATTTAAACTCATAATTGATTATACTAGTTTCTTTTTAGATTGTTCATAAAATCATAACCAAATAAAGTTTTTCTTTATATATTGCTCATCACAATACTTATGAACTCTTCCTGAAAATTAAAATCTTCTATATCTTCGTATTCAACAATTACATTGTCATTAGAATTTATTAACTCATACGTTCTATCCTTTACTGAATCAAATATCATCTTTGTCAAAATCTTTCCACCGTAATCTGTTATTATATTTCCTAATCTATCCTTATACTTTATAAATTTCGTTTCTAAATATTCTTCTTCAATAAGCCGATCATTTAAAGGATAAGATAATGCATAATCAGCATAACCATCTGGTCCTCTTAATATATGATCAATAGTCAAAAACTTTGCGTTTTCTAATAACCATTCTTCTGTGATTGACAAATTATGTTCAGATGATATTTTTTCAATTAACAATTCTCTAGCTGAATTTTTTCCCGTCATTTCAGCCATTGCTGTGTTGAAAACCCCAGGTCTTGAAGTCAATTCTGATATAGAAGTCGAATTTTTATTGATTTCTTTCATCATATCTGGGTTTTTAACTAACTCTTTTGCGGCAATCTCACACGCTTTCTTTTTTAGAGGAGCGTGAACTGTCTTTATCAAATGAGAATTATTATAATCAATAATATGATCACCATTTGAGTTTTTGTGATGAAAAGCACCTTGTTTCATATCTGTGCAAATTATTTTAGATTTACCATTATCATCAGTAACAAAATGCTTATAAATCATCTGTGCTGCACCTTTTTGACCACCGTAAAAATCATTACTTGTATAGTTAGAATCTATAACACTCTCAACACTTGGTTTAGTTAAATTCAACGGTGTAAGTTGAGAAATCATAAGATTATTTTGAATATTTTTAGTGGTTGTTTTCTGATAAGTAGGCTTTTTAGCTATCTCCTCAATAACAAAATTCGCTCTTTCCGCAGCTGCCTGAAAATTTTCTGCTATATTTTTATATATTTCAACTTTTTCATCTTTCAATTTGGTAATTTCTTGATCTTTTTCAGCTTTCAAGAGAGCAATTTCTTTATCTTTTTCAGCTTTTATTCTATCTATTTCTTGGTTAAAAAAAATCATTTTTTTCTTACATATTGAGTTATGTCTGTTAAAATTTCCAGATGAAATTTTCTTTTCACAATATTTACAGGTAAGTATAGATGATATAATTTTTTGTGAATTTTGAGATTCCTGTATTTTTAGACAGTATTTTGCTTGTGTCTGATGATTGTTGAGTATATATTTGGTTTTACACTGCTTGTTACAAAATTGACAAGTTAATTCTTTTGTCTGAGATTGTAATGTTAATAATTCAGCTGATTCTTTAGCTGATGCCTCTTCTCTTTCTTTAGTCAACTTTTCTTGTATTTTAAGACAATACTTTGTTTTCTTTTGATGCTGACGTAGCATCTTAATATCACCAAACATATTATCACAGAATTGACATTGTTCCATCTTTATTGTTTTCATTCCTTTTTTAAACTAGGAATGAAAATTTAATTTTTTTTGTTGATAAAACAATACTTTTTCTCATAAAAAATAAAAAGATGAAAAATGATGACAAAAGATGAAAAAAGGAAGAAAAATGATGAAAAAAAAGTAACTTTAATCAGATAAAGTGACTTTTATCCAAGAAATGAAATTCAAAATAGAAATATATATATATCCATTGAAAATAAAAAGATAGATTCTGAAAATGGAACATTTTCTCCGTTTTTTTAAAAGTCGGAGGAGGAAAAAGATTTTTCTTTTTCCTTTTGTTTTCTAAATAATTTGAAAAATTCGTAGAAAATTTCCTTTTGATTATCTTTTTTATTTTGCTCCTTCTCCTCCGCCTTTTTTGAATTCTAGTTCTAAAGAAAGTTTTTGATTAAAAAAATCATTTGATAATTTTTTATCTATATATTGGCCATAAGAATACTTATAAACTCTTCCTGAAAATTAGAATCTTCTATATCTTCACACTCAAATCTTACATTATCATTTGATTCTATTAACTCGTATGTTCTTTCTCTTACTGAATCAATTAGCATCTTCGTCAACATCTTTCCACCATAGTCTGTTATTATATTACCTTTTCTATCCTTATACTTTATAAATGTAGGATTTAAATAGTCTTCTTCGATAAGCCGATCATTTAAAGGATAAGACAACGCATAATCCGCATATCCTTCTGTTCCTCTTAATATATGATCTATCGTTAAAAACTTTGCATTTTCTATTAACCACTCTTCCGTAATTGTCAAATCAATATTTGATTCTGGTTTTACTAATAATGGTCTTGCACAATTTTTTCCTGTAAGTTTTGCCATTGTTCTATTGAACAAACCTGGTTTTGTTTCTAGTTCTCTGATATAACTCTCATTCATAACAATATCTTTATAAGCAGTTGGGTTTTTTACACATTCTTCTGATGCAAATTTACTCGCTTTTCTCTTAAGAGGTAAATGTACTCTATCTATCAAATGAGCATTCTTATAATCAACAACGTGTTCACCATTAAGATCTTTGTGATGAAATGTACCACGTTCTGTATCAGTGCATACGATTTGAGATTTACCGTTTGAGTCTGTGAGGATATGTTTATGAATTATTTGCGCCGCACCTTTTTGACCTTCATAAAAATCGTTCTTTGTATATTTTTCATCTATTATACTGTCAACACGAGCCTGAGATAAATCAAGAGGAGTAAGACTTGAGATCATCAAATTGTTTTGAATATTTCTTGTACTGTTTTTCTGATAAGTTGGTTGTTTAGCTATCTCGTTGATAGTAGCTTGGGCGAGTTCAGCAGATGCTTTATATATCAAACTAATCGATTCGGCTTTTTCTGCCTTTAACTTAGCAATTTCTTCAGCCTTTTCTGCCTTTAACTTAGCGATTTCTTCTGCCTTTTCTGCCTTTAACTTAGCGATTTCTTCAGCCTTCTCTACTTTCTCATGCTTTAACTTAGAAATTTCGTCATCTTTATCAGCTTTTATTTTTGCATTTTTTTTCTTACATATTAAATCATGTCTGTTAAAACTTCCAGATGAAAAGTTTTTAGAACAATATATACATACAATCAAAGATGGTATAATCTCTTCTGAATTTTGAGATTCTTGTATCTTAAGACAATATTTTGTTTGTGTCTGATGAATACGCAATAAGTATTTTGTTTTGAATTGCTTATTGCAAAACTGACAAGTTAATTCGGTAGTTATCTGTTGAAGCTTTGCTGTTTCAACTTTTTTAGCTTGATCTTCTTGGATTTTTAAACAATACTTGGTTTTTTTCTGGTGTTGTTTTAGCATCTTAGTATCTCCAAACATATTATTACAAAATTTACATTGTTCCATATTTATTCTTTTCATTCTTTTTGTTTAAACCGAGAATGAAAATTTTATTCTTTTTTAACATAAAATATCACTTTTTTCTGATAAAATAAAAAACGTTTAAAAAAGTTTAAAAATCGTTTAAAAATCGTTTAAAAATCGTTTAAACATCAAAAATTAGTCACTATTCTCTGATTAAATTTATTTTTTCATCATTTTTTGAAATGTGTGTGTGTAAGACTCTTTTTTAAAAAGCCATTTCTCCAAAAAATCTTTTTTCCTCCTCCGCCGAACTTTTTAAAAAATCCGGAGGAGGAAAAAAGATTTTATTTTTTTGTTTTCTAAATAATTTCAAAAATTCGTAGAAAATTTCCTTTGGATTATCTTTTTTTATTTTGCTCCTTCATCCTCCGCCTTTTTTGAATTTTAGTTCTAAAGAAAGTTTTTAATCACAAAAATAAAAGTAAAGATACTTTTTATCTTAGAATAAATATTGATATGTCATATATAAATAAAATTACAAGAATATGTAATTTGAAAACGAAAAAAATCAATTGACTAGTCAATAAAAATTAAATCTAGATTGTTTTGGTATATTCTTTTATCTATTAAAAGAATATTTTATTAATGAATAGTCCTTGTGACTTATCAAAAATATTATTTACATTAGGAGAAGAAAAAGTTATAGAAAAACGGTGTACAATAAGATTATTTACAGTTATCCTATCTTTTGAAATGTAATGGGAAAGCCTTTTGTACTGTTTCCTCTGATATCACCCAAGGCGGATCTTCTCCTATAATCCGAGAATTCAACAGGATAAGTTTATGTGATATCACTTCTCTCTGGTCATTATTCATAAATGATTTAGATATCAGAATTAGTATTTCGTTTATATCTTCCTCGATCTCTTCCTGGTTTCTTGATCGACGTTGACACACTGGCTCGTCTTTAATCAAAACAAGTGTAGTTGGCGGATCCCATTGAGTTTCACCTGTGAGCATGTTCGCAAAGTAATCATCCCCATTCTTAGCTGTCAATTTTTTCCACTCTGTAGGTGAAGTAGGTGAAGTAGGTGTATGATGATCCAAATCCCACTTGTTTGTAAACGCCTGTCTCCAAATTTCATTGTAATCAACTTCTTCTTCAAACTTAGGTCGAACTTCAAAAGCGGGTTCTCTACTCGGCGGCATAAGGATATCTGGCTCCTTTTCATTATATCGAAGACCTTTGATCTGATGTTTAAAAACATCTCGTAAATCAGGTATTTCTCTTGTCGACCTAATAAAAGATGATGGGACTTTTGTTTCTGTAGCATATCCCAGAGTTGTATCTGAATAATTTGGTGGTGAATAAGCATAAGAATTCTTTAATACTTTTTTATTTTTATAGTATGCTTTACCGGATGTTTCTTCTTTAAAATAATTCATTTATTATAAGCTTTATTTTTTATTAATTTTATAATAAATATATCAAATAATTTCAATTTAATTATTAATCTATTAATCTAAAGAATTAATTTTGAATGAGAAATGACAGAACAAAAACAACATCCTGAATGGGAAAAGGAATCATCACTTACAAGTCCTTCGGATCGTGATCTTAAAAATAAGTGGCGTCCAGAACAAGATGTACCTCCTCTTACAAATCAAGAAACAATAGAAGCTATGAAAACTATTAATAATACAGATTTTGTTAAAAAGTTTCCTTCTGTTGATCGCACATACGCAGATCCGGCTATTCCTATGCAAAATTTTGCTCTTTTTTCTTTTACACCTGCCAAAGGTGCTACTCCAAACGAAAATGGCGTATTTGGTTTTGCAAAAGTTAGAGGTACTTACGCTACTGATGTAGAAGCTAACCAAAGAGCTGAATTTTTAATTCGAAATGTAGATTCTTATCATCAATTATATCATTTGTATGTTGGAAGACCATTCCCGATTACCTCTTCTTCAAAGTATTCTGCCGAAACAGCCGAGGTTGATATTCGTAAAGAAACAACAAGAGTTATTTCTGAAAATATTAAACAAGAAAGGGATAAGGAACAAAAAACAGTAAAAGAAATGAAGGAGCGTGAAGAAGCAATGCTTGCCGAATCCGAAAAAGCTCGAAAAGATGATGGAAAGAGTGATCCGGAAGTTGATCCTTATGAAGAGTATATTACACTTTCAGTTAAGAAAGCCCAACTTTCTTGGACTTTTTTGGAACATTTGAAAAAATTAAAAGAAGTTAGAGATATTATTATAAAGACTCGTAAAACGTTGAGTGTTATGGATAAAGATTATCCAGAATTTAAAGATAAATATTTTGAAAAGTATATGGACGCTCGCAAAAAGTCAGGTCTTGATGAAAACATAAGAGATATACAAGATAATTTTATGAAGTATATGGTAGAAGATATAACAATTCCAACGATTGACACAGACGAAATTTTGCCAGAAATAAAAGAAAAGGAAATTTCGCCAAAAAATCTTGATAGTGTATCTGAATAGTAATTTTATATTAAAATAAATATAAAATGGCACTTTTTTAACGGCATGATTTGCATTTTTTTAGGTAAAGTAATGCTATTATTAATGATATTATTGTAATTGAAATGCCTACGATAAACATAATTTTTTTGACTTTTTTATTTTTTTTACCTTTTTTAGTAGAAGCTCCAGCTATTCCGGCTCCGACCATTGCAACTGGTAAAGAAACACACGCGCCACAAAAATCTTCTTTTGTATTTTCAAAATTTTTCATTTTATATATAGATGATAAAAAAATCTTGCACAAAAGAAAATGGATTCTTGTCAATTTAAAGATGTACCGGTGTCTTTATTTCTTGCCGTATCAATAGTTGTTATTTTTGCATTATATGTTACAGCGGTTATAAAAACAGTACCGTGTGGTAAAAATGTCTTGTCGCTTTGTTGTAGTAATTTTGTTCATATAGAACCATATCACCTTGCTGCTAATTTGTTAGCACTTTACGCTCTTACAAGAATTGAAAGAGATATAGGACCTAAACGTTTTGGAAGTTTAATTTTATTTTTAATACTTTTTACATCAATTATTGAAGTTATTGTACACAAAGTAGTTGATGGGTTCCCTTGCTCAATTGGGTTTTCTGGAATACTTTTTGGAATTATGACTTGGGAGTTAATAACTAAAAAAGGTTTAAATTTAATAATTGTTATTTCAATTATTGGACTTGTCGCAATGCCATCAGTTCAAAATTCAAAAGTTTCGTTAATCGGTCATGCGGTTGGCGCTGTCACAGGTGTTATTGGAGGTTTATTATGGAAATTTCTTTCAATCAACTAAAATTTTTTATAATTAAATGTTTTATTGTTGTATGTGAATGATATATTAAGGATGTTTCAAGAAGAGATCATCATCTGATATGGAAAGTCTTACATAGTACAAACTCATTTAAATATGCTTTTACGTACACAAAGTGCAATAATCATTAATAAAATAATCATTAATAAAATAATCATTAATAAAATAATCTTTAATAATATAAAACATTATGTCAAGACCATCTATATCTGGATTTCATTTTTCTTTACTTCCACCAATTGCAATTCTTAAAATACTAACAGAATTATTTAAGGATGAAAGAGATACTCCTCTACAACACAATATTGCAAATATTGGTTCTGTTCGTATGATAAATATGTTTATTGAAGCAGATAATAGTAAAGTTAATATAGTTGATTTTATGGATACAAGATTATGGCTTAAATTATTGATAAGCACTGGTATATTTGACATTCAACCACATAAAGAATGGGGTGATACAATTAAGGAGTATCTAGGTAGAATTGTTATAGAACGTCGGTATACAAGCAGAGTTCATGATTTGATAGATATATATAAACACGATTCTTCTTTGAGTATAAGAGATTACGCTCAATCTTTACTTAATAATTTGATAACGAGAGGTTCGAGTGCGCCAGAAAGGAAATTTTTACGTGGTGAGATGACTGATATACCTAGATTAAACAACACTACTATCAGAGAATTAGTAAGAAATAATGAACAATTCAAAATCATAAGATACTGGGATGTAAGAAATGTTACTGATATGAGTAGTTTATTTTATGATAGATATAATGTAAGAAATTCAAAACTTGGATTAGATCTAACTTATTGGGATACAAAAAATGTAACAGATATGTCCGAATTAATGAGATCTGTATTTATCAATATTCGTGGAATAACAAACTGGAATACATGCAGGGTAAAAAATATGGATTGTTGTTTTATGAATGCAGAATTATTTAATTATCCTATTGAGTGGAACACAAGTAATGTGCAAAAGATGAATGCTATGTTTTTCAATGCAAAGTTGTTTAACAAATCTTTACATTTTGATACAAGTAATGTACATTATATGAATTCTATGTTTCATAGTGCAACCTCATTTAACCAACCATTATATTGGGATACAAGAAAAGTATCAGATATGCGTAATATGTTTAATGGTGCAATTTCATTTAATCAACCATTGGAATGGAATATAAGAAGTGATGTATATGTAAATGGTATGTTTGACGGAGCAACTTCATTTAATCAACCTCTATTTATTTTAAGAATAAATAGAGCAATAGCTGTTCAGAAAGCAAACGCACCCCTTGTATGGACTGGTTCTTGGGGAGGATACCAACCTTGGAAACCGAGTCCGTGGAACCCGAATGGTGGATTTCCGTATGGATAATCAAATATTCACTTTTGGTTTCACAATTATTGATTAATAAAAAATAAGTTTATTTTTTATAGTATGATTATTCTTTATTTTTAAAATAAACAATAATTATAAATGATAATTAACATCTCACATACTGCAAAATCAAAACTCATTGAATTAATTAGTAAAAACGGAAAAAGTGCTCTTTTATATATAAAAGGTGGTGGTTGCAACGGATTTTCATACAAGTTTAAAATATTAGACACAAATCTAAAACCAAACACATTAGATGAAGAGTATAAATTAGATGAACATAGCTTGTATTTATGCAATAAAAGCTTAATATATTTAATAGGACTTAAAATAGATTACATAGAAGATGTTATGGGATCAAGATTTGATTTTGCGAACGATAATATACAAAGCAAATGTGGTTGTGGTACAAGCGTTACTTTTAAAAATTAAATAATATTTTTTTATGTCTGACTTATATTTAATTTTACCAGTTTATAGGTTCTTAGATTTAAAATCTAAGATGGCCGACTTTATTGCATCTTCTGCAAGCATTGAACAATGGAGTTTTACAGGTGGTAAATGTAAGTAAAAAGCAATTTCAGAATTTTTAATTTTTACACAGTCATTTATATTTTTTCCTTTAATCATTTCTGATCCACATCCAAAAGTCTTAAACTTAGCAGCTATAATTTTTCCTGTTTTGTCTACTTCAATTTGGAGTTTCATAACATCTCCACAAGCTGGGGCACCAACGAGACCGGTACCTACAGACTTTTTTGACTTATCAAACGAACCAATATTTCTCGGGTTTTCAAAATGATCAATTACATTTTTATGATAAAAACGTACACATATTTTTTTTATATTTGCGAGTATCATTTTACTTTTATTATTGCACATAGTAAATAATTACAAAATTATACTTTGAGAATTGTTTGCAAAATCATTTTTTAATACGCCATATATATACTCCATTAATGTTTGAAACACTTCTATACATATTTCCATCATTTCCAAGCAAAATTTTACCTTGGCATTTATTTGCCGGGTAAGGAGGACTTTTTCGAGTTAAAGAATTATATTTTGCAGAAGTTTGTATTACACAACCAGATGAATTAGATTTCTTAGGACTAGATTTCTTAGGACTAGATTTCTTAGGACTAGATTTCTTCTTTAGAGACTTTAGTATTTCTTTACCTTTTTTACCATCTCTATCAACACATCTTCCACTCTTTGGGTTCATAATTTTACCAACAGGACATTTTTTAGTACTCGATTTCTTTCTTCGAGACTTTAGTATCTCTTTACCTTTTTTACCATCTCTATCGACACATCTTCCACTAACTGGATTTATAATTTTACCAGCTGGACATTTTACCATTTATAAGATATAAATAAAATTAAAATTTAACATCTTTTAAAATTTAAAAAAACATTTGTATAAAAAAATGAGTAAATGTGTTGTATGCAAAAGTAAAATTAATTCTTGTATGGTTAACATCCATACTTGTAGATGTAAAAATATTTACTGTAATTTGCATATGCACGATCATAATTGCACATTTAATTACAAAGAAAATTGGCAAAGTAATTCCGAAAAGTTTCTACCAAAAATAAACGGTGAAAAAATTAAAAAAATATAATTATTTAATATTGAATAGTCAACAACCTAATTATTTGAAATTTATCAGAATAAGTTTGTGTCGACACAAGACTCAATATTATTTAAAGTGTAAAACACGTTAATAAAATGGCTTCCAGAGTGTATTCATCAAATGGAGTATTGCTACCATATATTGATTCAAATAGTCGATATTTTTTATCAAATTGTAATGATAATGCAACAGAATTTTCATTCAAGATGAAAATCGTAGATGACAATAATTGGCAAAATTTAGCTTTTATGCCAAATACACTAATAAAAGATGTAAGAGATTTTATGAGTCAGTTTATTTTATATAAATATAATCAAACTATTCCTACTACATTTATTTCTGTTATGGATAGTCATTACAATGATATCTATCCAGACGATATTACCATTAATGAAGCTTTTAAAAAATCGGGTGGTTTTTTCACAATTGAATTTGTGAATAAACAAGATTTTCTTACTAGAGTAAACTAATAAAAATCAATTATTGATAAAATTGATTTTTGAAACAAAATTTTCTAAAATGATTAGAGCAAATGACATTCATAAATGTTGAAGTTCAACGTACTTTCTTCGAAATTGTTTGCACAAGACGCAGAAAAAGAGTCATGTATGGTGTAACTCCATATCAATCAATAATTCTTAGAATATTGTTTGATAGATGCCTGAATATTATTTTATGTCATCATCCTCATATTTGGTCTTATGGAACTGGAAATTTACTTATTGCCCCAAATATTCCTGACATTGTAACAAAGTCAAATGAACGTGCAATTGAATGGCGTCTTGAATCTTTATTAAAACAAGAAGATGATTTGCAACTATGTAATTCATTTGGGTATTATATCAGATATAGTTTTGAATGTCGTGAAAGAATTAGTATATTTCGTAATCAGTTAAATTATCAATATGGAGAACATTTGCAAATGTTTAAGTATATTGATTCAATATCTCCTCGGCTTAACGATTTATGCGTAAATATAAAAGTCATTGATCGTATAGGTAAGTTTAGATACGGAGAGTATTTTACTGAAGGTTATTTAACAAACAATAATACTGTTAGTGAGATTTTAAAAGAATGCAATCAAACACCAAATATTAAAATATTGAGAGAATTTATGCTTGATATATTGGATCCAGAATTTGCAACAGAAACAATCGCAAGTCTTGTCATCCCTAACTTGTTATTATACGGTGATGAGAAATCAGAATGTGTTGTCTGTCTACAAGAAAAGGATGTTCTCATATGGCCTTGTCATAAATTACATGTAACTTGTACAGAATGTACTATTGAATTACTATCTTGTAAAGTTTCTTGTCCATTATGTCGTCAATCCATTTTGTACAAATATGGTAAATGGCACAATGATAAATAACTAAATAAAATATAACAACAATCACAAATTGTTGTTATTTTACACAAATTAAATTTGTTTTACTTTTGTAAAAATAAATGTAGTCTTATAATATAAATGGAAAATGTTCAAGATGCTGATTTTAATTTTTTCACACATTTGCCATATCAAACTATAATTGAAATACTAAAACAACTTTTAAATCAAGAAAATGGTATTGAAATATTTGATAGACTTTTAAATACACCAAACTTTCATTTAATAAATTGTTTGTTTGCAGCAAAAAATAAAAAATCTCTATGTCTAATGAATACTCGTTTGTGGCTACTAATTCTTTCTTCAATGGGATACGATGGTGAATCAAATACTTTTATTCCTGAAAATAGAAGGTTTATATGGGATAATTCAATTATTGAGTACCAAAGAAATGTAATTAACCAGTGTTTATATACAAGTCGTGTTCATGATTTGATTGATTGTTTGAGGGAAGGAAATCAATTAGCTATATTCCTGTTACAAAGGCTAGAAAATCAATCAAACGATCCGTATGAACGTAATTTTCTTTTAGGACGACAACCAATTTGGGATCAAATACATTATACAAATAATACTTTGAGTAATTTTTTTCAACAATGGATTAGAGGTCAAGTAGAAGGTCCGTCAATCAAGTACTGGGATGTAAGAGGTGTGACAAATATGATGAATTTGTTTAATGTTAATAATTTAAGAGTACCACAATACTCAAATGTTTTAGATCTTACATATTGGGATGTTTCTAACGTGACTGATATGTCTTATATGTTTAATAGTTTTACTTGTTATACAACTTTTATAGGTATGAAAAACTGGAATACTTGTAGAGTAACTAATATGGATTGTTTAGCAAATAATAATATTTTTAACTCAGATATCTCAAATTGGGATGTTTCTAAAGTTCAAAATATGAATAGGATGTTTTATGGAGCAATAGTTTTTAATCAAGATATTTCAAATTGGGACACTAGCAGAGTCACAAATATGAATGAAATGTTTCGTGGAGCAAATAATTTCAATCAAAATATCGGAGAATGGGATACTAGCAAAGTAGAAAATATGTCTGGACTATTTCAATCAGCAATTTCTTTTAATAGTCCTTTATACAAATGGAACACTAGCAAAGTAATATCTATGAATCAAATGTTTAGTGGAGCTACTAATTTTAACCAAAATATTAACAAAAATAGAACACATTGGAACACTAGAAGAGTCGTCAATATGCATAGGATGTTTTCAAGAGCAACTTCTTTTAATAAACCTTTAGACAGATGGGATGTAAGCAACGTAGTAGATATGAATGGTATGTTTGAAATGGCAACTTCTTTTAATCAACCTCTTCCGTGGAATACACAAAACGTTGAACATATGAATGATATGTTTTGTGAAGCAATTTCTTTTGATCAGGATTTAATATGGAATATAAGAAATCTTAGGTTTAGGAGATATATGTTTTCTAGATCAAGAGGACGTCTTATAAATCATTATTAATTTAATTTTTTTTACTTATTTATATACTAAATGAATATTTCGAACATGCAAATGGATGATGATGATCTTATTGCATCGGTATACGATATTGGATTTCAGAAACCATCGTTTCTCATAAACTTTAATAGATTTATGCAACAAAATAAGTATGGGGTAGGTCCGACAATCTATGGGAGAACAATGTTATACTCAAAATCTGGAAGTGTACCACTTCTAAATAACTATGTTGAGGGTTGGTATTACCATATGACGTATGAGTTTATTCATTTTGGATGGCCAAGAAGAGGATATAATGAAAAATTTGAGTTTCAATCTGCATTTATTTACGGACCCGGAAACATTCCTAAATGGCTATTACAAGATGTTGTAGACGAGATTCTTAAAAAAGTTACAGATGTCACAGAAATTTGGCTATGTAGTATAAATAATTTTCAGAATACGGCAATTGTTGTTGTTAACAAAGACGGTTTTTACGACATTTTTGCAAACTCAAACGATGATGAGTTGGATGATTCTGATAAGTGTATACTTCATAGACTCAAAGTTATTAAAAAGAAATATACTCATAGTTCGGAAAGAACCATAAGATGTATAAAGATTGTAGAAGAAGGTCAATATAAAATGAATTTGCATCCTGAGGATTTTGAGGTTCTGACTGAACGGAATCCTAATCCAACAGATATTGACAGTACAATGTTATATTTTGCATTTCCTAATCCAACAGATGTTGGATGTGCAATGTTATATTTTTATAATCCTCCAGTCCATAACTCGGGTAAATTTGAATCAAACGGAGTTATTTCATACTCTCTAAAGCGTGCATCACTTATAAGAGGTACACCTCTAGTTCTAACACGCTTTCTTATTCGTGCAAATGATGATAGTAGACAATATGGCTTATCTCGATCAAATCCTATATTAAAAAGGCTGTACTTTGCATTTGCGAAGCGTCGTTGGCTTACTTTTCTTAATGCAACAAGAACAATAGCTGAAAATGCAGCTCATCCTGAATCAATCGGATTTGCTGGTTCAATGGGTCGTTTTAAGGGAATAAGTAATCAAGATCCTTTTTCTTCTTATAATGATTGTATGGAATATAAATCTAATAGGCATTTGTTGCGTTTTGCACAAGAATTTAACAAAGCAAAAGGGCTTCCTCCACCTGAAATTGGTGATGACGACGAGTGGAGATCACGCATTTGTACAGATTTGAGTAGAAAAAATCTTCATACGGAAGAAGAATTTTTACATAAAAATGCTGATTCTTTCTCTTCTGGAACAATAAAAAAACCAATAACAAATAATTTGAAAGAAAGACTACAAAAACGGGAAAAAGATCGTATGCGAAAACAGAGAATATATAATCATTTAGAAAAAGGAAAATCAGTATTGGTACTTTGTCAACGTAAAGAGAGTCTTAATGATAAGTCTATAAAAGAATCTGTAATTCCAAAACTAGAATATATTATTGAAGATTTTTTAAAAATATCTGATACTGAAAATATTGATATAAAATACATGGTTAATCTTGAGAATCCTGATAATGATAAATCTGATTTTAATATGATTTTAGATAAATCTGACTCTAACGCAAACGAGTTTATCAAAAATCATAAAGATTTTTATGATCTTATTGTGTTACAAACGTGTCCGGATACTATCATGGATTTAGAATTTATAAATTATATATTAAAAAATAAAGGATATATACTAATAACTAAAGTTGATTATAATGGAGACATTAGTATGCTTGAAACTTCAGAGTATAATAGTACAATAAAAAAGTATACTGATTTTGGTTTTACTAACATTCCTGACGACAATTTTATTATATTTAAAAAAGAATAAATAAGACGATTGTAATAATAATTAAATTATATAATTTAATTATTCTTAAACCAAACTTTTTAGATCACTGCGGTTTTTAAATGGCACTAATTATTTATAGATTTTCGGTGACCTATGTTTTGTTGAACGTTTCTTCTCCAATCTCGTTAATTTTTTCTTGTCATATGCGTATGCAAAGTATTTTTGATAATGAACTATCTTCTCTTTCAGTTGGATCAGAAGAAAGTATTTTAACATTAATCTTTTTATAATTTAGTTGATAGTTAAATATTATCTACTTCTTCTTTATTTATTTTCTTTTGTTGAATTTTTACACCTGCTTCATGAATCTTTGAACCTAAATGCCTCTTCATATAATTACTTCTAACTTTATGACCACAACTACAAGTAATTTTTAGCACTTCTTGGCTAGGATTTTCTGCCAACTTGTTTTCAAGTGATAAACGATGAATTTCAGTTCTTTTGTGTTTTGCCATATAGTTTCTTTGTAGTATAACGCCACATTCACACAATATCTTTTCAGACTGATATGCAAGTATTTTGTACTTATTTTCTACATATCTTTCTTTCGTTTTTTCAAGAACTATCTCTTTATTTTCAATATAATATTCTTTCGCTCTTTCGAGAACGGATTGTTTATTTTTTTCATAGTATTCTTTTTTGTATTCTTTGAATTTTTCCGTATGTTCTTCATAATATTTTCTACTATTTTCATTGATCTCATCACTATGTTCTTCTCTATATTTTGCACTTATATCATTATGTTCATCTTTATGTTCTTCATAATATTTTTTACTATATGCATTCAACGCATCTTTATGTTCATCATAATATTTTTTACGGTATTCAGGTTGGTAATCTGGATTATCCTCATAATATTCACACCTCGCATTCATTTTTCTTTGTTTAATTTCATCTTCAGTTAAATCTTTTTCAATATCAACTGATTCATCCACGTCACTAAAAGCATCAACAAATAAATCGACCACATTTGTAAATAATGAAATATCTTCATTTTCAGGAAGAATAAACCTATCACGATTGGCTACTTGTCTGTACCTATCAAGTTTGGTCAAAACGCATTTTTCAATATGATTCATCTGTTTTGCACTGTTACAAGATCTATAATAAATTATTTTAGTATCGTGAGTTTTATTATAACTCGATAATCTACAATCAAGATCGATTGCTTTTCCAATAATATACAGTCTTTCCTTCTTGTGATGTTCATCTTGAACAAGATACACACAATTTCTATCCTCACATTTACGAATCTTCTGTTTCTGGATGACCTTATTTTGTAAATTTTTAATTTCTTTATTCTTTTCAATATGTGCCTCTGTCAAAAAATTATTTTCTTCTTTCAATTCAAGTTTCTCTTCTGTTAATAACTTTATCTGCTCATATAATTTATTCTCTAATTCTTCTGATGATTTCTCCTTGCCTAATTCTACTTTACCATAAACTAATAACTCTCTAGTCCAACGAGATACTTGCAAAGCAAAATATGGGTCTGCCCACTGTGCTATTTGGATAGCGATATCTGGATGAGCAAATGTATGTTGTGTTTTTCCTACTCTGGTAGAGTTTAAAAGTTGACTAGGGGAAATTCCCCCCAGTGAAAAATATGCATTCAATATGTCAACGGATGATTTATTTTTTTTCCATTCTTTAATATCTTTTCCACCAGCTTTACATAATAAAGTAACGTTTACATAACCATCTTCTCTCATTTGTATAGTCATACAAGAGTTATCTGGTAGATTCAAATTACAATTAAACAATCCATCAGACATCTTTACCAAATTAGTTTTTTCATCTTTTATAATCTTATTTTCTTCTTCTAATTTATTCTTTTGAACAATCATTTCTTTTGGTTGTTTAACCTCTTCTTGACTTTCTTCTTCTAGTTTATTCTTTTCGTCTAATATCTTTTGATATTTATATTCTCCTGTGTTTCTAATAGATGGTAATATCTCTTCGCACACAAAATCTTGAAATGGTTTTGCAATTGGTTTATTACATCGCATAATAATTTTGTATAAACCTGCTTCATTAACAACACAAGAAGTTTGAAAATTACTAGAATTACCGCTTTTCAGAGAAGCTGAAGACTTCCAGTGTTCAGGAATATTTTTTAATACCTCCGTTACATTACTTAAACCTAATATTTTACATATATCTTTAACAACAAACATAGGTGTTTTAGGTGTACCTAATACTCTGATATTTTCATCATTAAAAGATAAACTCTTATCAATTGAGTTTATTAATTCAGTCATTTTATAATAGAATCCAAGCTTTAAACAAGTATTATAAATTTAAATCAGTGATAATTATTTTTAGTACTGCTAATTCAAGTTTTTAGTTAAAGCATTCCATATTATTTTTTTTGTTATATTTTTATTCTATTCAATAAATTTTAGTTTAGGTGTAAAAAGTTCCGTAAGTTCATTCAGCAAATTACGTCTAACTTTATATCTGAACTTATATTGTTCCAACACGAATTCAACAACCCCTGGAAATGCAACCGACAGTACTTGATCCAATGGATTCGCTAAAGCTTTCAAATAGTAAAAATAATCTATTTTTATAGCATATTTATGTTTTGCATAATATTCTGCACATTCGACTTTTTCATATTGTTTGGCAGTATGTCTTTCTGGATCAGTTATTAAATACTCTAAACGACTTCCAGCGTCTACTCTTTGACCTCTCCGTTGCATACGTTCGGCAAGCTGTACTTGTGCTGGCAAAGAAAGAAGATAGTATTCTTCTTCGTTTTCTGCACCTTTTTGCTTTAGTTGTTCTTCTCTTTCAGTTGGATCAGAAGAAAGTATTTTAACAGTATAATCACCAACTTTAGCTTTTCTAACTCCTTTTTCATTTGTAAAAGCTTCGCCTTGAAAACCTCCGGAATTTCCCACCGCTTTAGTAACTACAAAATCTGAGTGTGGATTACAACCAGAAAACATTTTATTGATTTGTTCTAGTACCCAGTATAAAACTAAATCTCTTGGAGTTTTATCAGCAATTCTATTAATAACTCCTTCATATACTACTCTGACAAAATTACTGTTATCACGTCTTGCTAACAAGACTCCTTTTTTTCCAATGCTATCTGAATAAACTAATTTATTTCCTTTTTTTTCAACCTTTCTATACATATATCTTTTCTTGGTCAAAATGAAGAAGAACGGATAGAGTTGATCTTCAAACTCTAATTTTATAGGAGGCGGGAACAACTTTGACAATTCATCAGCGACAAATTCAGAATACTTCCATAATTCTTCATCCGTTTTATCTTTCATTAAAGGGAAATTAATGTAATTACTATCAGTGTCTCCATACACTAACTCTCCTCCAAATTTTTTTACAATTGTATCTGCTGTAATTTCAATATTTTTACGACCCATATAAGTTGTGCACATTGCACCAGGCATAAAAGGAAGATAACCTCTTCTTACTCCCATTGCACCATACATACTATTAGCAGACACTTTATACGCTAATTGGCGTTTATCTAATACATTAAGCAAACTATTCAAAGATTCAATTTCTTTGATGTTATCTCCATCACAAGATTCTAGTTGTCTAATTTTTTTCTTAACATTAACCATATCAACAGTTCTAGTATGAGAACGAGCATCTAAAAGATTTTGAATAATAGTTGGTAAAACCCCGCGAGGTTCTTTCAAAAACCGGTAATATCTTTTTGCACACATAGGAAATTTAGGCTTACTTTTGTTTAAATCTGAACGTTCTTTAACATATGGTTTAAGAGCATCTACAAGAATTTGTATTTCATCACCTAATTCTTTCTTCCTAAACTTGTCGGTTGTTTTATTTTTTTTATCTCTAAGTTTTTTAATATCTGCTTGTTCTTTTTCTATTAATTTACTCAACTCCATTTTTCTAATAACTTTTGGATCGTGTTCACATCCAATATGATCTTCCCAATGCATTATATGACATTTATTATCTGGAATATCTGATTCATCAGATACCCAAGTATGATAATCAATATTATAAGCAATAATCGTAGTTGGATACAGAGAAGCAAAATCAAAAGGGATAACCTGATTATATTGACCTGGTACTGGCGGAAATACATGAGCACCTACATATCTCTCTGCTTCTGATACTTGATAACCATCCTTTTCAACAACAATGTTTTCGTACATACAATATTTATAAAGTTGACTATACACTTTTATCTGCTGTCCTTGAGTATACAATGTAAAAATAGGTACACAACAAGTTTTTGCCATTTCTGTAAGACTTGTCCAAGTTTGTAGCTTGTCCATAAGCATCACAGTTAGCATACTATCTTGTACACAATTATGTACAACTAGTCCTTCTGCCATATATGAATGTGTGTCCTTCACTTCTATATCATAAACTTGTTTTTTACCTACTTCTTTTATTCCAATAACAGACAATGAAAATACAGGTAATGTTGTTTGTTCTTTACTCATTGAATATGTATGCATTTTATCTGTTTTTTCAAATATACATTTAGCACCAATTATATCTACAAATTTAGTAGCATTAGGAAATTGTCTACTGACTTGATCAGGTCTTCCATCTAAATATCCCTTTTTAACCCATTTTTTTATAGTTCCATATTTTGGCATATATTCTGGTGTTTTTATTGTTTCCATTGCTTTATTATAAGCTTTTTGTACAGACATTCCTGTATTAACTAAAACCATAACAGACTCGTATAAATTTTTTCGAGTAACATATGCTTTATCTCTAATTCTATAATGCATAATGGCAACCGATGCTCTTAACGTTTTGTGATAACAATATCTATAACCTATAGTAGTTACAAATGTTTCTAAACTACTTTGCGGTATGGTTAATCGCCCAATAAATAATGATTTAACTTCCGTAACTCTTTCACTGATTCTATAATGTGATGATATATTAAATTTAGACAAACATTCAACAATAATATTCATATAATTTACTATATTTTCTCGCAAATTTCGAGATTGTGTAAATCCTATTGTTGTAAATTTATTTTCTTTTGTTAGAGATGGACACCACCCATCTCCTCCAAATAAGCCTCCTAAAAATTCTTTGATAGAATTATCATTCCACAATGTCATATCAGGAAGACCATGATTTCCATTTGTTCGATTACCACACTCTATTCCACTAATTTTTTTAATCTTATTAGCTAATGATGAAGGAATATTAATTATATAACAATTTTTATCTTTTCTAATATTTGGTAATACTCCGCATAGTGTTTCTATATCTTTTGCTAAAATAGTAGCATCCATTAAATTTCCAATATATGCACCACATTGATCTTTTCCAATATGACCATCTGTAGACAAATATCCAAGTATTCTACTTAATATCATATCTTTAGTATCAATACCAATGCTAGGTAAAATAACTCCTACTTTAATTCTTATACCAAGAGAATCTTCCGATTTGATCCATTCTCCTTTTTCATTGGCGATCAAATGATCCGGTGTACATGTTATTTTTCTACCATCTTCAAGTTCTAATTCAATACATTCTTGAACACCGTTATTAAAAAATTTAAGTTGCTCTGAAATTCCAATAGTATCTGTTTTTTCATTCCAAGAAAGAAGTTGGTTATTTCCATTTACCATTTGTTCAATTGAAATAGTACCATGAACTAAACTGATTTGAGTTCCTTCGCCGTAGCAGTAGCGGCCACAAATCGCCATAGCTTTTTGTGCCATTTTACTATATTCACCATCTTTATTCTTTGTTACACCAATCCTATAACATTTGAATATTCCTTTTACACTGAGTGGATCTTTTGTTTCTCCAATAAAGTGCTCTGCAATTGTTTTTAGCTTGTAATTGCTAAATTTGAAATCTCTCTTTACTAAAGGTAAAAGGTCTACATATACTCGACCTTCCGCATCAAGAAATTGAAATTCTTGATTCTTATATGCAGAAGATGACCATTTAATTGTTTTTTCACGTGCGTGTGCGTATTTATGAAATCCTTGTTTATCAAAATCAAAAATACACATATGAAATTTTGCTCTATCAATCATATAAGGAATATCAAAACCTAATATGTTATAACCAACAATAAGATTTGGATTTTCTTCTCTAATAAATTTAGTAAAACCTATTAAAAGATCTGCTTCTGTATCATACATATAAATGAGTACGTCTTCTCCAACAATATTCTGATCTGGTTGTCCTAAAGTAAGTAAGTATTTTTCATAATTTTCTTGATTATCTCCATATCTTGATATTACACAAGAAATTTGAAATACTTTGTCACCTTGTTTATTTGGATTAGGCATAGCTGATGGATTTGAAGAATTAACCTCAATATCAAAACCCATAATTTTTGGACAAGGAACTTTGTCGCTAATTATTGGAAATAAATGTTTCCATTTTACTTTAAACTCATAATCACAAATTGTTAATTTTTCACCTTCTTGTTGAGCTTTACCGTGAAACTCTATCCATCCTGCCGTAGAAATTTGTCTGCAACAAGTCAGTTGTAAAATAGGATCTGCATCCGATTCGTGCATTTTTAATTTAATCATTCCTATTCCAACCACGTTTAAAGAACTTCTCAATTTGAAACCAAGCGTTTTTATATCTTTTCTCGCAGAAAAAGAACAAAACAAGAAGGGAAAAAGTTTTGTCGAGCCATTTGATTCAACATGAGCACCATATAATTTCTTTTTCATCATTAACATTTTTTTTAAAGGTTTTTGCCTATCTAACAACTCGTCTATCTTATTTCCAACAAGTTGTGCATTTCCAGCATTCCAACGTATTTTATCTGGAAGTTCAATATAAACATAAGGCGTAAAATTGTCAACTCGAAGACATACATTTGCGTTATTTTCGTCGATCCCGTATATTCTTATGGAAGTAATTTCTTCTTCTTCATCATCTATATGCCAACTATAAGGAAAAATTTTACCAGTCTGCATTGTTATTTGTTAATTTACTATTTTGCTTTTTAAAACCAATTTTAGTTTTTAGTATTTTTACTTTTATTTAAAATTATATCATAAGAATGAAAGATCAATTGAAAATTATAGAACAAGTTAAACCAAACTTGTTAAATAAACTCGTATTATGTAAAAATTCTCAATCACACTACTCATACGGTGTATACTTATGTGCAAATAAAAAATCTACACGAAATGAGCGTATTTTTAATTTATTTCTCTTTTTAGACGCCACACGATAAAATGTGTTTATATTCTTACTATAACGAAAATTAAAAATGATAAAATATTATTGTATATAATGTTTAATCTAAACAGTTAATACGCATTTAATTAAATGAGGTGTTCAAAAAGGAGTCTTGATTGTATCGCTTCAAATACTAGGTCTAAAAAACAAAAACTTTGTAATGATATTGCCTTGCAAGAAGAACAACCAGTTTTAGATATGGTTTCAGCAAGTCATTTATATAATTATATGATTAATGACTCTCTGGTAGATTGGTTAAAGCTTGGTAATTGTCGTGGTGTTCAAAAATCTTTATCAATTCATTCTTCTTATGGTTTTACAGAATTTATTATGAACAAAGGTGTAGAATTTGAAACTGAGTTAATAAAGTATATTAATCAAAACAAAATCCCTGTTGTAAGTGTTTCAGAATATATTACAGATGAATCTTTGCTTAAAACTAAAAATCTTATGTTTTCAGGAACACCTCTTATTCATTCGGCACCAGTAAGAAACAATCTAAATTGTACTCAAGGAGTTATTGATATTTTAATACGTAGTGATTTTTTAGAGAAATTAGTAGATAATATTTGTTTATCACAAGATGAAATTGTAACTTCAGCACCAAATCTTAAAAAGCCATATCATTATGTAGTGATAGATATTAAGTTTTCAACGTTACCTCTAAGAGCAGATGGAATACATCTTTTAAATTCTGGAAGTTACCCAGCTTACAAATCACAGTGTTTAGTGTACACTGAAGCAGTTGGTTTAATTCAAGGATTTACAGCTCCATATTCTTTTATTATGGGACGAAGATGGAAATGTAATAAAAAAGGATCTGAAAATTACAATAAAACATGTCTAAATCGTTTAGGTAAAATTTCTTATAATTCTGTTGATTTAGACTATAAAAATCGCACTAAAGAAGCAATTCAATGGGTTAGAGACGTAAGACAATTCGGTCATACTTGGAGTATAAATCCCCCATCTAGAATTGAATTATATCCAAATATGTGTGTTGATTCTGGAAAATGGAATACTGAAAAAGAAAAAATATCAAATATGATAGGGGAAATTACTAATATTTGGTATGTTGGTGTAAAACAAAGAAATATTGCAATTAAGAAGGGAATTAAGACTTGGCGTGATAACAGATGTTCTAGTGAAAAAATGAATATATCTGGAGTTAGGGGACATACAATAGATGCTATTTTAAATATTAATAGGCAAAATTCTGATAAAATTAGACCAGCAGTAATAAAAAGCACTTTATATAATTGGAAAACAGAAAGTAATGAATTATATGTTGACTTTGAAACAATGAGTGATATTTTTTCTGATTTTTCGTCGCTTCCTGAACAATCAAAAACAGACATAATTTTTATGATTGGTGCTGGATGGTGTGAGAAAGGGCACTGGAAATATAAAAATTTTATTTGCTCTAAACCAACGCATGAAGAAGAATATCGAATTATGAATGAATTTTCTCAATTTGTTATTGATCGTGGTAATCCTAAAATATACTATTGGCACGCAGAATCAAGTTTTTGGAATTCTGCAGAATGTAGACAATTTGAATTTGCGAATCAAAGTGGTGATACAAAAAAGAAAAATAATATAACTAGCTCTTGGAAACTAAAAAATTGGGCAGATTTATGTAAACTTTTTCGTGAAGAACCAATAGTGATTAAAGATTGTTTTAAGTATGGTTTAAAAGCTATAGCTGGCGCTATGAGAAAACATAATATGATTTCTACTTATAATAATAGTAATTGTGAAAATGGTGCTAATGCTATGATTTTTGCTTGGAAAACGTATTCAGAATCTGAAAATCCAGAAAATTCTGATGTAATGAAAGACATTATTACATACAATGAGTTTGATTGCAAAGTACTTTGGGAAATATTAACTTTTTTACGAATTAATCATTAATTCTTTTTAATCTTAGATTTATATTTGTGTTAAAATGTAAATCTTTACTTAGAGTAAAATGAGAATAGAGATCGATAAAGAAAATCCGATTTCAATGGCATATAATAGTATAATTATATCGTTTGTTATTTTTGTAGGACTTTTTTATTTGTTTACACCAAGTTGGGTTCAGGTAGTAAATCAAATTACAGGAAAACTTTCAATATCTTGGTCCTTAATATTATGTTATTCAATAACATTTTCATTTGTTTTTGCTATTTTTGTCTTTATGATTATTTTAAACAAAAGAAAAGAATCCGAAAATATAGGATATGAAATAGAATTAAAACCAAGTGTATTTATAGGAAATTAAATAATAACTTTAAATTTTACTTTGGTTTAAACAAGACAAAAGTAAATGCAAAAATGAGTAATCCAGCGACTATCGAAATTCAAGAACTTGATCCTGAAATTATTCCTCCTTTAACTCATAAAATAAATGACCCTGAATATAATGGAGGATCTAAAATTGTTGTAATAGGAAAACCAGGTACAGGAAAAAGTACTCTTATTACGGGCCTTTTATATTCAAAAAAACATATCTTTCCAATTGGAATGGCTATGAGTGGATCTGAAGATACAAATCATGCCTTTTCTGAATTTATGCCAAGTACTTTTGTCTATAATGAATATGATGAAGAAAAAATTAAAGATTTTGTAAAACGACAAAAATTAGCTCGACAACATCTTGAAAATTCTTGGGGTGTTATTATTCTTGACGATTGCACAGATGATCCCAAAGTTTTTAGTAAACCATTACAAAATGCATTGTTTAAAAAGGGTCGTCATTGGAAAATGTTTTATCTTCTTTCTTTACAGTATGCTATGGATATTAAACCTGCTATTCGAACAAATATTGACGGTATTTTTATTCTTCGTGAACCAATTGAGTCAAATCGTGAAAAAATATATCGTAATTATGCCTCAATTATTCCAACATATGAACTTTTTTGCGATCTTATGGATCAATTAACCGAAGATTATCATTCTATTTATATTCATAATGCTACTCGTAGCAATAGATGGCAGGATTGCGTATTTTACTGGAAAGCACCAAAAATACCAAAAGGATGGAAATTTGGATGTCCCGAATATTGGGATTTTCATAATGCTAGATACAATACTGAATATACAGATCCTATTGGCTTTTAAAACTATTTTTTTACATTAAGAAGCTCTGCGTTTATTTTTGCAGCTTCTGTGTATTTACCTTGATCCCATAAAATTTTGGCAACTTTAGACACAATTTTTTCTGATTTAGATTTTGTGTTGATTTTAAATGTACGTCTTACTCTCTCAATAATAGGATTCAAGATAAAATGCACAAAAGAAATTTGTTTATTAAAAAATTCAGAACTTTTAGGAAAAAGCATTTGTTTTTGTAAAAAACTTTTAATTTTATAAGATAATGTTTTTGGAGGAGAAGTAATAATCGTATTTTTATTATTTTTGCATATTTTTACACCGCAATATCCACAGTATCCTTCTGTACAATCACATTTTGTTGTATTTTTATCACACACAATAATTTTGGTCTGAGTTTTTCTAAACATAAACCACGAAAAAATAATAAAACCAGTTCCTGAAGCAATTCCAGAAACTAATAAAATATTAAAATCAGATATAAATGAATCCATTTTATAATAGATAAATATTTAGTTTTAAAATATATAATATTTTAAATACAAATGTAGCCAAAAACAAAAAATTAATTTGGTTAGATTAGATTTAAGTACAACTCTTTTTCAAATTTGCTAATAGTTTAGTCTAATATCTTGTTTATTTATTACCTTGTTCTATGCTGAGCGTCTTGTAATCGATTTAGGTCTATAATTTCTTCCTGACTAAATATCCTTTCTGGTATATTAGATATATGCCTAGATACAGAAGACAATTGATTTTCTTCTCCTGGAAAATTCCATTGACTTTTTTTTGTTTCTAAATTAACATAATATGGTCTGCCTATGTCAATTCTTCTACTAAAACGAACTTCCCAATTTTTTGGAAGTTTTCTGGTTTCTGGTGAATACGAATTAGGTGAGAATCTTACTGATGAACTTGTGTACATTTTTATTTATTAAAAGATAATAAATAAAATTATAATATCAAAACTTTTATTAGTCAATTATTTATATATTACTTGATGAGCGTCTTGTATTAGATTTAGGTCGATAATTTCTACCTTTTTAAGATCCGAGTTATTAGATTTTGAAATCATATTTGGCAGAGTCATATTTATTTAGAGTTTACATAGAAATATTCTTAAAACAATTTTTTTTTAATAATCACTTATGAAAAAAATTAAACTAATATTTCTAATATATAAATGGAAAGAGACGAAATATGCTGGTATGAAATGGTTAGTGATACGCATAAAAAAACGTACAATGTAAATAGAGAAACGGGAGAATCACAGTGGGGATTACCAACAACGTTAAAAAAACTTCCTGACAAATGGGAAATGCATTTGAGCCTTAAAAAATCACCTGGTAATTATTATTACTCTCATAAAGAGACAAATCTTGTGCAATGGGAAGATCCAAGTCTTGTATATAAAGATGAAAAAATATCTATTCCTTCTGGTTGGCAAGAAAAAACAAGTAAGTGTGGTAATGTTTACTACATAAATAAAAAAGAAAAAAAATCTCAATGGAAAATACCTACAATTGTTAGTACAGCAGATTCCAAATCTTTTAGATTTATTATTCCTCCAGATGATGAAGTTAAAATTGTTGCATCCGTTGAAAAAGGAATACGTAAAAGTGTTGAAAAAAAGTTCAATCCACTATAGATTTAAACACTTGACTCAAGAGAAGAATTTATATAGAAAATAGTTTCTAACTTTATAAATAATTTTCGTTTAAAGAAATCTACTTATAAGATAAGGAATATTACTTCCATAGATTATGTTTTTGTCAACCCATTTTATTTAGAGCACATACTATTAAATAGTATGTGCTCTTGTGGCCAAATGGATAAGGCGCTCGACTTCTAATCGAGAGATTGCGGGTTCGAGTCCCGTCAAGAGTATTTTTAATTTCTCAATTTTTTGAAATTGAGATAATTTTATGAGTCTAAGTAACAAAAAATAAAAGTAACAAATTTTTAAATTTGAGTTAATGTGTTAAATTTAAAAAAATATGAAAAAAATGAAACAGCTACGTTGTCTTTTTTTTCCAAGTGGAAATGTTCATCCAAAATACATTCAATATGTTGGTTGGTCTTTTGTTTCAAATGTTTTAGTTTCAATGGAAAGTGCTATGGCAACTCACAGTATGCTACATGCAATTGGTTCTGATGTTGAAACTATTAGAACAGTAAATTATATAGGAAAAGATATTATAGGACAAATAGGCTGTTTAGCATACATTTCTAAAAGTGGAAAAAAAGCAGATAAAGAGCCTCGGCAATTTTTGGGTTATTCTAATATTTTACAACAACTTTCTTATGTATCAATATGTGCTACACCTATGTTACCAGAATACTTTTTACCAGTAGCAGGCGTTTCTAATATTTTAAGTAATATATCTTTTATTGGGTTTGGAGCTATTAATGCAAAGTGTATTCAAAAATTGGCTACAGATGAGAATATTGGAGAAATATATGCAAAAGTATCTGTTTTTAATACAATAGGAAGTAGTGTTGGTCTTTTTATTGGGTTAGGAATTATTACTGCTGTTCCGGATCATTATTCACGAATGTGTTTTATTCCAGTTATAGCATATTGTCGTATATTATCCTTCAACCGTGCTGTAAATGGACTTATTGAGTAAAAACATCATTTTTATTTAAAATTAAAATGCCATTCGAATCATCTCAATTATTTTATTTTGAATGCCAAGTTTGCGGAACAAAGTATTCAAGTATATCAACAGATCCACCATTGTGTTGTTATTCTAAGGGTGATCCAATAGAATAAAGGCACCTAAATAATTGACAAAATGCGTAACATCTTGAGTTCAAAAATATTACACTTATTGAAATAAAATATCCACAATAAAAATTTAATTTTATATATATAAAATTAAATTAATAAATGAATCAAACATGGCAAATAATTGAAATTTCTAATCAAAAAATTGTCTTAGTAAATTATATAACAATGGAACAAAAAATATGCTTTTTAACTTATGAAGATGAAAAAACACTATTGCCTAAAGGTTGGGAAAGATGGTTTAGTTCTACTTGCAGATCATTTTACTATAGATATTTTGATAGTAACGGTAATGAACAAGTTCAATGGGACAGTCCAAAAAAGACTAATTATATAAATCAATACAAATATTCTCCTATTGATGAAGTTAAAGTCGAAGTTAATTTAGATTCGCAAGAGAAGCAGAAATAGGACAAGTAAATTTTAGATATAGAGAAAGAACATAAAAACAACGATAACAAGATATCGCCTTACCTTGAATTATATCCAAATTCCATTAAAACAATTATACTCGGATGATCTGATTAGATCAGTACCGTATGCAAAAATATAAATCAAGAATAGCATACACACTTTTCAATTAAAAAATATTATAAGTATAATATTTTTAAGATTTTAAAATCAAGAAAACCGAAATAATGAGTCATGTACAAAGTTTGATTACAAGTTATTTATTTCAATACAAGGATTAAAGGGAACTTTTTTTCAAATTTTTAAGAGAACTAATAACATCAACAAGTAAACCATTATCTATATCATATTTATCTATAGCAGATTGAGAAAAAAAAGGCATAGGAAAATGTCTCATATCTAAACAAGTATTACTTTTAGAGTAATGAGGATCTCTTAGTGTAGAAGAAATCATTTTGAAATCCATAAACTTCAAAAAATCTCTATATAATCGAGAACGTTCATGGCTTGCATATATAATTATATTATGAGAGTCTCTAGGTTGATCATATTTTGTAGCTCCTTCATAAGGAAGTCTTTCAACATTATAGAATTTGAACATACGTGCAAACATATATACATCTGTAACATTTTGTAATATTACATAAAAACTTTTAAAAAGACGATATATTTGTTCTAAATAGTCACCATCTTGATCCTTTTCTATGTCAAGTTTTGTTCTATGTTCTGTTGGGTTTACAAAATGTATAAGCTTTTTCCAGTAATCTAATTGTGAATCTACAAAATTATTGATACGAATATCAACATATTTCCTTATTTTATCGGCAAAAATCTTATCAAGTCTTGATAACTCATGATCGACATAAATATTTTCATAAATTTGATCTCTCCAGTACTCTTTTATTTTTTCCGAATTTGATGTTTGTATAAAGTTATAAAGTTCTTCTTTCACAATTCCATACTTTTTATGAGGACCTTCTTTGAGATAAATATTAATAATATCTTTTCTTTCTGATTCTTTATCAGACTGATGATTACCAGTAGCACCGGTTGCACCAGTTGCGCCAGTCCTACCAGCGACGCCAGTAGCACCAGTAGTAATTATATCTGACACAGTAAAACTAAGCTTTGAATTATAATAAAATTCTAGTTCATTAGAGTCAAAATAATGAGTTCGTGTTAATTTGCAATCTGGATTATTTCTTTTTTCGTATGTAATACATTCTAAAAATTTTTTATTTATTTCAGTTAAATTAAAATCCCTTTCACCCTCAGTATTTTGTCCACTAATTCTTTCAAAGTAAAAGTCAAAAAAACAGTCAGTTGTCTTATAAAGTTCTAACATAAAATCTTCTATATTTATGTTTTTTGAACCCAAAGTAGAACCCGGAAATATATCACAATTTGTTTGATTTGTATGTTGTTCACCAAATATATATATCATTTTGTTGTATTTTTCACTCCAATGACACGAAAGATTTGCAGGACCGCCAATAAAATCAGGTTGTGGTTTTTTCTTATTCTCGTGATTATCTATTAGTTGAAATAAAACTTTTCTTTGAGGAAAATCTTTACTAAGTTGTCTCATATAAATATATAATTCTTTTATCAAATCTTCTTCCATATTCTCAAGAAATTTTGTATCATACGTTTGAACAAGTCTAGGTAAAATCGATTCAAGTATCTTAATATTAGGAATAACTTGAATTAAATCTTCTTCGATCTTCTTTTTTTCTTGATCTTTTTTTATTCTTTTTTCATCGTTATATTTATTAATAATGTGTTGAGAAAAGAAAGGTTCATTATTTTTTCTCATATCTATACAAGTAGGAGCAATTATATCGTTATAATTATCATACTTAGGACCACTAAAAAAAATCTCATCAAACCCAATATATGAGAAAAAATTTCGATATAATTGAGAATGAGCATCTCCAGCATATATAATTATATTATGAGAGTCTTTAGGTTGATCATATTGTGTAGCTCTTTCATAAGGAGATTTTTCAAGATCATGGCCTTTAAATATACGTGCAAGCAAATATATATCAGCTATTAATGAATGTAAAGACATAATCTCTTTAAACAAAAAAATCATACATAAAATATATTTTTCTTCTTTTGTTTCTGGATTATTCAGAATATTTATATTCTCTTTCCATTTAGATAAATTATTAACTACCATTTTACTAATGTTATCATTAATATACTTTTTAATTTTTTTAGACATATTCCTATTAGTAAGTTCGAGTTTTGACAATTCATGATTATTATACTCATTACTATATATGGATTTTTTAAATGATTCTACTATTTTATCAGAATTTTCTGTATGTATTAGTTTTAATAAAAAAGCAGTAGCAGTATCTTTTTTTTCAATATCCTTTGCTTTTAGAAATATTTCATTCATAATTTTGTCTTTCAATACATTATATTGATCTATATATGGTTTTTTCTCTTCATTTGACAAACCATTTGAATTTGCTTTATAATTAGCAAAGTTTTCACGGTGTCTCTTATTATATTCACTAATTAATACATGCATAGGTTCCTCCCTATATATTATACTTGAATTATTAATATCTATAAAGATAGCATTACTATCTTCTATAAATCTTGTATCAAAATAATGAGTTCGTGCTAATTTGCAAATATTTTTGTTACGTGTATGGAAATCAGCACATTCTAAAAAATTTCTCCTTAATTCCTTAAGACTTATACCCCTAGGTTCTCCTCGTGATAGAGATGCGGTTGATCTATTTAGATATGGACGCGAAAAAGTGTTACCTCTAATACTAGCATACGTTTCAAAGTAAAAGTCAAAAAAACAGTCAGTTGTCTTATAAAGTTCTAACATAAAATCTTCTATATTCATGTTTTTTGAACCCAAAGTAGAACCCGTAAATACACCACAATTTGTTTGATTTGTATGTTGTTCACCAAATATATATATCATTTTGTTGTATTTTTCACTCCAATGACACGAAAGATTTGCAGGACCGCCAATAAAATCAGGTTGTGGTTTTTTGTTCTTCTTGTGATTATCTATTAATTTACACAACACTTTTTTTTCGGTATTAGTTTCAAAGTGAGTATATACCTCTTCTACCAAAGATTTATCCTCGTTATCTAAAAATTTTGTATCATATGTTTGTTCAAGTCTTTCTACAATTATATCCATTATTTATTAATAAAATTATTTTATTAATAAAATTATTTTATACATAGTTTATCATAAAGTTAATATGATGTGCTTAATGTTGAGCAAAAATTTAGATTCATCTATGGTAAAAGTATTTAATATGTTATTAACATAAGTGCATTCTTTATTTTACAATAAAGAATGTTCAACATTTTATTATTCGATATCGCTATTATCAGATTCAGAAACACACATTTCCTTATCCAAAAGTTCTTTTGATTTTATGTAAACGGAAATCTTTCCTAAACTACCAACACTTGAACGGAAAAGCAAAGGAAGATCATTAGACCCAGAAAAAATTTGCATTGTTGAACTAAGTCCTGCAATTTTGTTAATACGTGTAAATTGATCTGTTGTAAAAGTAGCCTCGTAAAAAGTTGATACTTGTTCAACTTCATTTTCTTCATCTGAATCATCCGTTTCTCCCAATCTTACTTTACGTTTTAAAATACCATCTGCATCAGCAATGAAATCAATATGGAAACCTCTAGCTTTTACACGAATGTTTGTACTTCCAATACTACTAAGTTCTTTACACATTTTTTGAAAGTCGGGCGAAGGAACAATCACTGGCTTTCCATACCCCAATGGAACATCGGCTTCTACATTTTGAATATTTTGAATTTTAATTCCAGATGTAGTAATACGTGTATTTTCTTTTGGTATCGTTTTTATACCAAGTTCGTTAGGTGTTTCAGAATTAATAAACAACTGTAAAGAATCTTTTTTTTTAATGGATTTTAACATCTTATGAAAATGATTGAGGTTTAATCCTAGACAAAATTTATCATCCGATTTAAATTTATATAAAGAGAAATTTTCCGCTTGTAAATTCATATCAACCAACGTTCTTCTAGGTTGATCAAACATACGAAGTGTAATTCCATCATCAGTTAAATCAAAACATCCATGTTTTAAATTATTTGTCAATAATTCTGCAAGTATTTTTATCTGATACGCTTCCATTGATTTACATTTGAAGATTATAGGCATTTTAATTAAAAAATTTACAACTTTAAGTCGCAATTTTTTATTAATTAATTTTTAATACAAATGTTCAGTTGTCAAATAATACATTTCTATATACATAAATATATTTCTTTAAATAGTAGTTCTCATAGAAATGAAAAAATATATCAATTTCAAACTTATGTATTCAAATAATATAAATCTTATTTATTTTTTTAATACATACTTAAAGATTTATAATATATTATAAAATGACTGAAACAACAAACTCAATTGATATAAACTTATTTTTTAATGATAAAAATATTAGAGTATTAGGTACATCTGAAAATCCAATGTTTGTAGTTAAAGATATATGTAAAATATTAGGTTTAAGTAATGTAACCGAAGTGTTAAGAAATATTCCTGATAACTGGAAGTGTTCAGCTTCTCTGAAAAGCGGTCAAGGTCTGCAGACTTCTAATGTTGTTAATCAAGCAGGTTTATATAAAATTATTATGCGATGTAATAAACCAGTTGCAAAACCATTTCAAGATTTTGTGTGCGAAGAGATATTACCATCTGTTAGAAATACAGGTGAATATAAGTATAAAAAGATATTAGATGAAAAGAAGAAAGAGAGTATATTAGACGAAAATCAGATTATAAAAGATGAAAAAACTGAATTGGTAAAAACATCAGATATAACAGAATTAAAACTTATACTACAAAATATTCAAACGTTGATTAAAGAATCAAATGAGTTGAAATCACAATTTGATAAAACAACCAAAGAAAATGTAAAACAACCAAAAGAAATTATTGATCAAAAGAATAAATTAGAAGAATCAAATGAGTTGAAATCACAACTTGATAAAACAACCAAAGAAAATGTAAAACAACCAAAAGAAATTATTGATCAAAAGAATAAATTAGAAGAAGAAAATAAGATTATAAAATATGACAAATCTAAATTAACAAAAATATCTGACGGATTGTTTAATTGTTCACTGAAACTACCTAATGGATCTTCTATTACTATTCTAATGAGAGAAGATGGTTATATTAATGCTACTATGTTGTGCAAAGCACATGGTAAAAAATTATTAGGTCATTACAACGAGAATAAACAAACGAAAGCATATTTAGAAGAATTATCAATCAATATCGGAATTCCGATATTGGAATTATTTGTCACAAATGTAGGTGGAAATCACAGTGGAACTTGGGTTCATCGAAAAGTAGCTATACATTTAGCTCAATGGTTATCACCTAGTTTTGCAGTGCAAGTATCAAATTGGCTTGACGAACTTCTTATTACTGGAAAAGTCGAGATAGGAAATGAAAAATCTGATAAAGAATTGGAACACAAATTACAGGAGAGGATAAACTTATTAACAGAAGAGAAAGAAGAAATTATCAATACATCTAAAAAACAATTAGAAGAAAGTCAAGAAGAGGTTAAAAAATTAATGAAAAAATATGTAAAACAACCAAAAGAAGTAGTTGATCAAAAGAATGTAGTGTATCTTATGACTTCAGAAGAAAGTGAAAAGAATGGTGAATATAATGTAGGAAAAGCACTAGATTTATCCAAGAGAAAAGAGTCTTACAATCACAATAAGTTACATAATTTCAAAGTTATTTATTATATATCCTGCAAAAACTCAAAATTGATGGACATACTAGAAAGCGTCATTCTAACAAAACTTGAAAAATATAGATGTAAAGCTGGTAGAGATGTATTTTTATTACCTACAGAAGATATCACAGTATTTACAAATATATTTGATGAGTGTTTAAAGTTTTATGAAGGTATTGACGAGCCTATATATCCTAAAAGAACAATACAAGAAGATAAAGAGAAACAAAAAGAACGAAATATAAAATACCAAGCAGAACATAAGGAAGAAATTAAAGAAAAAATGCATGAATATTACGAAGATAACAAAGAAATATTGTCTGATATTAATAAAGAATATTATGAAAAAAATGCGGATGTTATAGCTAAAAAACATAAAAAATATTATGAAAAAAATAAAGAATCAGTAATAGAAAATGTTATGGAATATTATGAAGAGAACAAAGAGAGTATATTAGAGCAAAGAAAAGATTTTTATCAAGATAATAAAGAACATATATTAGAAGAAAGAGAAAAATATTATAAAGCAAATTATAAGACAAAGATATCAACTCAAAGACAAAAAAAGGAAGAATGTGAATGCGGAATGATAGTTACTCATTATTGTATGAAAAAACATAAAAGTTCTGATAGACATAAAAAAATAATGGAAAAAATACAGAGTATTGTATAATTCAAATACAATAAATAATATTATTTATTGTATTTATAATTGTCTGAGATGTTCATTAGCTGTTACTTTCTAATTACATTTGTTTTTAATATGTGTGGCTCACAAAATTTTTTTAAACTATTTACATCTCTGTCGGTTGTTTTTACATTAATAATTTTTCCATTTTTATACAAAGCATAATCTGGAAAACCATTAAAATCCGGTATAATTTTTTTAAGACGTTTTCCAAGAGGAATCTCTGTTTTTGGTTTTTTATGTCCATTTGCTTGTATAGTTGCACAAAATACATTCTTTGACATTTGATTGGCAAAATCTTGAAAAGCTGGCTTTGAGTCTTTGCAAAATTTACACCAAGATGCTTGTATCATAATCAAAACAAGCATATCTCTAGGAATTTGTTTATTAATCAAGTTTCCTTTTTTGTCAAAATCAAAATCTTCCATATAATGTACATTGTCATTAAATTCTTTCAATTCTTTCATCTTTTACTAATTAACAAGATTCTGATTTTTTTAAAGTTTCATTACTTAAATTAAAAATGGTTCGCTTTGTTTTTATTAACGAAATTTTTAAACATAAAGATTTGTTCGTTTATGAATTAGACACGCAAGATAGTGTTATTAACCGTTTAGCATCGGAACTAAATACTATACCAAAATTTTTATATTTTAATGACGGAATTCCTTCTTTAGAAGAACTTCATAAAGAAACTCCTATAAAAGTCGAAAATCTTTTAAATACTATCATAATTACTAAGAAAGAGTTTGTAGAACTAATAAACGAATTAAACCAAGAAAACAAACTAGAACAACAAAATCTACAGGTTCTTGATATTCTTTCTTTGTTTTTTGCGTATAATCAAGAATTAATTGAAAATTATAAAAAACTTGAATCCAAAAGAGCAGATTTAGGTCATATTTTTTTAAAGTTTAAAACGGATATTGAAACAATTGGATTGGATTTACGAATTGAAGAGATAAAAAAATATTGGGAAAAAAGTAAGGACAAAAGAGACGAAATATCAAAACTTATTAAAAAAAATAAAGATGATGCATTAGTTGAAAAAGGTTTGTTTAAAAATTTTGAAGAAATTAATAAAAGAATTCAATACACTGAATTTGAACTAGAAAGCGTAAAATTTAATTTTACTATAGATGTAAAAAATATTACTGTTATGGAGTTGTTTAACAATATTGTATTAAATAATGAAGTTCCGTTCGCATGCATTAATAAATTTTTTAAAATATTCAAAAATTTTACTCCACCTGAAGATTGGAGTTTTTATGACGAATCTGTTATTCTTTTTAAAGTTTTAACAAAAAAAACAATAGAAGGTTCGAAGATTGAAGATTATATTGATACTTTCGTTTCTGTTGAAGGTGAAGAAGGTGAAGAGACTGCAAAGGTAACTATGAAAACATTTATAAGTGCAAACGGTAAATATTTATCTCAAAAAGAACTAATTTCAAGATTTTTAAATACAATTACTAATTTAGGGTCTATATTTGCAACAAATATTACAGAAACTCGCGTAAATGGTTCTTTTTACTTTCCCAATCACAATATGAATAAATACGTTATAGCTGATCTTATTATGAACAATCCGACATTTTCTTCGTTAATGTCGATAAATGAAAGTGATAAGGCTAGTAAAAAGAAAGAAAGTGTATATATTCATTTTTATAATCCTAAAATAGGTAATTTAACGGCTAATTTAACAGAAAAAATAGCCGAAAGAAACGATCCAGAATTAAGAGGTAAAAATAAAGCTGAATTTAAACAAGGAACTTACTATATTCGTGTTAAAATTACATCTGCTGAGAACATAAATGCAGTAGAAGCGTTTCAAGAATTATTTTCAAAATTAATGATTGTATATGATCAAGAATATCAAACAATAGTTGATTTTTACAGTGAATACATCAAAGATTTTGGTAAAATCAAACAATCTAAAACGCAAACACGTACCAAATTAACAATTAAAGACATCGCACCCGAAGTATTTGTGACAGGATATCCTCAAAGGTGTCCACAAGCACCAACAATAATTGATGATGATGAAGAATTAGAGAAAGCGTTAAAAGATGGTTATGAAATAATGACATATCCAAAAGAAACAGAAAGTACTCAAAATTTTCCATCACGTAAATATATTTGTAAAGATCCTGTTGCTAAATTTCCTGGATTACGTGATAATCCGTTAGAAAATAAGGATGTGGTTCCTTATTTACCTTGTTGTTATCAAAAAACACATAATAAAAAAGATTGTGGTAGCATTTTACGACATTATGAATTTGGAGAAAAATTACCTGAAAAAAAAGCTGAACAACAAGATTTAATAAAAACAAAACGATTTGCAAATCAAGACTCGTATGGTACATTGCCAGATAATATAAAAAAACTTTTTGAAATTTTTGATTATGATCAGGAATATACTTATGTTAGAAAAGGTATGTATAATGGAAATAGTTCTTTTTTGCAATGTGTAATGGAAGCTATGGACACTGATATTTTAGAATCTGATGATACTGAAAAACGATTGATTGAAGAAAGAGAAAAAATGGCTACTCCAGAAAACGCAGCTTTATGCAGACAAGAAATGTACGATTACACAACAGAAGAAATTATTAATATTATAAGAAATCCAGAAGTCTATATGAACCCGAGTCTCTTTACATCTCTTTTGGAGCAATATTTTAATTGTAATATATTTGTTTTTAATCGAACAAACGAAGATGGAGAACTTATTATTCCTCGTCATACACAAGCGTATTATAAAAATAAACGAAACGCAAATTGTATTTTCATATACGAACATATTGGTAGCAATGCTGATAAAGGAATCTATGAAGGTGTACATTGTGAATTAATTATAAAATGGAAAAAAACGGATAAAAAAGATTTGACATATGCACTTCCTTATAATTCTAAAATTTCTAAAGGAGTTAGAAAAATTTTTAATCGTATGTGTCAAACGTACGTACTTAATATTGAAATTAAACAATCGTTACTCCCAGAAGATGTAAATGTTTCTGATTTATTTTTTTATCAAGGAATTGATTCTTACGGTAAATGTAGAATGTTAAAATTTAAATTTAAAGGTGTTATTGGAACGTTACTTACCGAACCAATTCAGCCTTTTCCAATTATCGAAGAAAAAGGTTGGATTGCGACAACAATTCCAAACGAAGTAGCGATTGATTTTGCAAATGATAATAGTATGGTATTAACAGGACAACGTGTAGTTAATGATGTATTAAAAGAACTGTACTTTAATTTTGGTAATATAAAAGTATCAATTCCAGTTCTTGATGATGAAAAATTTGAAGATTTGACAACAATAGATCAAGTTGAGAATTATCCGACAAAATCGGTATCAGTGTTAGAAAAACATAATAAATACAAACAATTAACTCGTTGTATTATTGAATATATGTTTTGGTTATTTTCAAGATACTTAAAAGAAGATCCTAGACGATTATTATCGGATCCAGACACAATTAACGATTTTGCACGAGAAAAAATAAAAATAGACAAAAAATTTAAATACAAAAAAGTAAGTAATATTTTTAATGAGCAAAGTTGTGTGATGAATGATAATAAGTTAGTAGTTAAATCAGAAGAAACTTTAAAAAGATTACTTTACACACTTAGATTATCTTTACGTTCTTTTGGAAAGAAAATAGAAAAATATCATGAAAAAAAAATTATTGAAAATTTTTACATTGATGTAACAGATTTTGATCAACATCCACAACAAGTTATATTAAACGGTGATGATTCTGTAGAAAAATGGAATTTAGAAAAGAAACATAATAATCGAATTAATAATTCTGTACAAGAAGAATTACAATTGCCTTACTTTTTTCAAAACCAATTAGTAGATAATAATACCTTTTTTTTGGCACAAAACACCACAACTTTAGAAAAAGCTTTTGCGATTGCAGAAACTTGGTTTGAATCAGGATATAATCCCGGTTATGATGCAAAAGATTCAAAAAATCGGTATGAATTTAATCTTTATGGTTATGTTAACTCTACCGATATTGTTTTATATAAAATTAAAGGTGTACAAACACTAAATAATATTCGAATACTAGGTTATAAAATAAAAGGTATTTCCTTTTTTACCGTTTTGTTAGATTTGTAAAAGCATGTTTCATACTATATAAAAATAAAAGCGGACTTACTTACTTTTATTTTTTTGAAATCAAGACTTTTCTTTAGAACTAAAGAAAAGGCGGAGGCGGAGGAGGAGGAAAATAAAAAAGATAATCCAAAGGAAATTTTCTACGAATTTTTCAAATTATTTAGAAAACAAAAGAAAAAAGAAAAAGATTTTTCCTCCTCCGACTTTTTTGAAAACGGAGGAGGAAAAATCTTTTTTTTGGAAAAATGGCTTTTTAAAAAAGTCTTACACACACACACAAATTAGAAATTTTTCGAAAAGTCACTTTAATCAGAAAATAGTGACTATTTTCATTATTTTTCGGACAATTTCGGACAATTTCGGACAATTTTTATTTTATCAGAAAAACTGATATTTTTTTGTAAATAAAAACGAAATATTTCGTTTAAAAAACAAATGAATAAATAAAAAAAATGGAACAATGCCAGTTTTGTAATAATATGTTTGGAAATACTCAAATGCTGAAACAGCACCAAAAGAAAACCAAATATTGTCTGAAAATACAAGAAACGAAAGCTCTTGCTCTTGCAGATGATAAAGAGAAGGTGAAAGAGTTAACCTGTCCGTTTTGCAACAATCAGTTCAAAACCAAATATCAATTAAGTAGCCATCAGACACAAGCAAAATATTGTTTAAAAATACAAGAATCTAAAAATTCTAAAGAAATTGTAGTATCTTTAATCACATGTAATTTTTGTGATAAAAAATTTTCATCTAGGAGTTTTAGCAGACATGATGCAATATGTAAGAAAAAAAATGAGTTTCTTATCAAAGAAATTGCTAAATTAAAGCTTGATAAAGCTGAAGAAATTGCTAAATTGAAAATTGAGAAAGCGGAAGAAAAAGAAAAAGAAATTAGTTCTATATATAAAGCAGCATTTGAACATATAGCAAAACATCCGACTTACCAGAAAACAAGTACTAAAAACATTCAGAACAATTTGATGATTTCAAATCTTACTCCTCTTGATTTATCTCAGGCTCGTGTTGAGAGTATAATCGATGAAAAATATACAAAAAATTATTTTTATGAAGGTCAAAAAGGTGCAGCTCAAGTTATACACAAGTATCTTTCTACAGATTCAGATGGCAAATCTCAGATAGTGTGTACCGACACAGAACGTGGTACATTTCATCACATTGATGTTAACGGTGAACACGTTGTTGATTATAAAAATGTTCATTTGATAGAGAGAGTACATTTACCTCTTAAGAGAAAAGCTAGTAAATTTGCATCAGAAGAATGTGTAAAAAATCCAACTGCTTATAAAGATATTGTTATGAATGAGAGTTCTATCAGAGAACTAGAAACAAAACCAGGTTTGTTCAATAGAACAATGGCAAAACTCACAGGAAAGAATTGCGCCAGACCACTTATTACATCATCTGATAAACTAAATGATTTGGTAATCACAGAAGAGTGGTTAATAGAAAATGCAAAGTTCTTAACAATAGAACATATATTAAGAGGTCCAGAAGGATTTGCTGATTACGCTTTATGTTATCCTTTAAATGATCGACTTATTGAAGAAGATTGTTCAAATCCTACATTTATAAAGTATAAGGATATAAGAGGTGATATAATAACAGATTATGGTGGAAAGATTTTGACAAAGATGATATTTGATTCAGTAAAAGAAAGGATAAGTGAGTTAATAGAATCGAATGATAATGTAAAAATTGAGTGTTCGGATATAGAAGATTCTACTTTTCAAGATGAATTCATAAATATTTTGATGAACAATATATAGACAAAAAGATGTAAATTATAAAAATAAAATTGATATTAAAAAGGATGATTTTTAATATTAAATAAAAATGCCTCCAAAGACTGTTGTTGTTGATAAAAAACGTTATCAGAAAAAAGATCAAATTGAGCATATTCTTCTCAGACCAGATATGTATGTTGGATCGATACGTCCACGTAGTATAAGTGAATTTGTAGCCGATAAAACAAACGATGGTTGGCGAATTTATCAAAAAGAAATTTCTACATCACCCGCTATTTTGCGTATATTTGTCGAAGCTTTATCAAATGCTATCGATAATGTGGAAAGAAGCCGTAAAACAAAGACTCCGTGTACAAAGATTAAGATATCTATCAATTCTGTTACAGGAGAAACTTCTATTTGGAATGACGGAGATGTTGTACCTATCGAAAAAGATGCGGAACAGGATTGCTATAATCATAGCATGATCTTTGGGCAACTTTTAACGGGATCAAATTATGAAGATGAGGAAGAACGTGTTGTATCAGGTCGTAATGGTCTTGGTATCAAGTTGACAAATGTTTTTTCAACAAAATTTACAGTAAAAGGTTTTGACCCGAAAGCAAAAAAAACACTTTTTCAAACATGGACTAGAAATATGAGAGATACATCTGGCCCAGAAATTATCAAAGAAACGAACTGTAAACTAGGTTATACAGAAGTATCTTGGACTCCTGACTTTGAACATTTTGCTCTAAACAAAGGTTACACAGAAGATATTATTCGTTTGTATTCTCGGTACATTATTGACGCATCGATGTTATCTAAAGTAGAAGTATATTTTAATGATGAACTTATTCCTGTAAAAACACTTACTCAATATTCTGCTCTTTATGATACGCCTACAGAGGAGTCTCTTCTCATTAAGATAAAGGATGCAGAAGTTTTGATTACGCCATCAAAAGAATATCAAACAATTTCTTTTGTTAATGGTGTATACACTCGTTTAGGAGGACAGCATGTAGATTCTTGGGCAGAAGCATTATTTAGGCCAATTGTAGACAAATTTAACGGAAACAGTGCAAAGAGTAAAACACCTAAAATTAATATTACTGATGTTCGTCAGTTCTTTAGATTGTTTGTCGTATCTACAGTTGTTAGACCAGAATTTGATGGACAAGACAAGAATAAGCTAGAATCTCCCGCTGTAGAAGCTGTTGTTAAGAAAACACATATTGCGGAAATTTGCAAATGGTCGATTATGGATAATATAGAAGATATTATTCGTGCAAAAGAACTAGTAGTACTTAAGAAAGCCGAAAAAGTTTCTAAAAAGACAAAAATTGAAGGATACGATCGAGCAAACAAGTCAGGTACGAAAGACAGTATACAGTGTACTCTTTTTATCACAGAAGGTCTTTCAGCAAAGACATACGTAGTAGCTGGGATTGAAGAGGGTCTGTATGGAAAATCTGGTCGTGACTGGAACGGTATTTTACCTGTACGAGGAAAGTTGCTAAATGTGAGAGATAAGCCAGTAGCAACTATTTCTGCAAACAAAGTTATTTGTTCTTTAATACACGCTCTTGAGTTGAAACTTGGTGTAGATTACAAAGATGAAAGTAATTTTAAGAAACTTGCATATGGGAGAGTATCAGTAGTTGCAGATGCGGATGTTGACGGAGTGCATATTGAAGGGCTCATCCTTAACTTCTTCCATTCTCTTTATCCTACCCTTTTGCAAAGAGATCAACCCTTTATTGTAAGTATGAAAACACCTATAGCTCGTGTAATCAAAAAGACTGGTGACTTGTTATTTTACGATGAACGCAGATTTCATAATTTTCTTGGCGAACAAACTAGTAAATTGAATGTCAAGTATTATAAGGGACTCGGTACTACAAAAGCAGAAGATGTTCCTGATACTTTTGGTTTGAAAATGGTAGAATTTGTCAATGATGACCAATCTTTAGCAAGTATGGTGAAAGCATTTCACAAGAAAAGTGCAGATACCCGAAAAATTTGGCTTGAACAATATAATCCAGAAGCTTACACTTTTTCTCTTGATGATCAAGGAAAGACAACTTCAATGAGTATTACAAATTTTATCAATGGAGAACTTATCAAATTCTCACACGCGGATTGTGCGAGAAGCATTCCAAATGGAATTGATGGTTTGAAAGAATCACAACGAAAAATTTTATACGCTGTAAAGAAAAGAAATTTGAAGTACTCTGCAAAATCTCTCAAGGTAGCACAGCTAGCTGGTTATACAGCTGAACATTCTGATTATCACCATGGAGAGAATAATCTGCTTGAAACCATTATTGGTATGGCACAAGAATTTCCAGGTTCAAATAATATACCTCTTTTGTATCGTGACGGTATGTTTGGGACGAGGCTAGAAGGGGGGTCTGACTCGGCAAATGGTAGGTATATTTTTACAAAGATGGATGCACTAACAGAACTTATTTTTAGAGAAGAAGACGAAGATATTTTAACATATGTGCGCGATGACGGTGGTAATTTTATTGAGCCAGAATTTTACGTTCCTATTATTCCAATGATGTTGATTAATGGATGTTCAGCTGGAATAGGAACAGGTTTCTCGTGTAAAGTGCCTTTGTACAATCCTCTTGATATGGTAGAAGCTATTAAAATTTACTTAGAAAATGATGGTGAAGTTTTAGTGTCTGATCCTGATGATCCGACAAATATTGTTAGCATGTTTCCTGAATTTACACCTTGGTATCGTGGATTTATAGGAGATATAGAGAAGAATGGTGAAAATAGGTTTATTTCATATGGAATTGTTGAGGAAGGAAAGAAAGGTGCTATTGAAGTTAAAGAATTACCTGTTTCTTTGTGGACTTCTAATTTTGCAGAATTTTGTGAAGATTTAAAAGCAGATAAGAAACTCAAGACTGTATCAAATTATTCATCAACAAAAAAAGTTCATTTTGTACTCACAGAAGTAGATGATTTTAGATGCGATTTGGACAGTTTAAAGCTACACAGCTATCTTTACACATCCAATATGGTAATGTTCAATGAAAAATTACAGATAAAGAAACATGACACTGTAGACTCAATTTTAGACAATTTTTGTAGAGTTCGGCTTGACTATTACGAAAAGAGAAAAAGACATCAACTTGACGCATTAGATAAAGAGATTCGGTATCTTGGAAATAAAGAAAGATTTGTATCAGAAGTTGTAAGTAAGACTATATCTATTATGAATGAGAAAGAAATTGATATTATCAAAGTGTTAACAGTACGAGGTTATGATGAGGATCCAAAAAAGACTGAAGGTGAAGGAGGTTATGATTATCTTCTTCGAATGCAAGTTAGAACATTTACAGCTGATAAGATTAAACAACTTAATAATGATATTATGTCTTTGAAAGAAAAATTGGATAAATTAAAATCTAAGAGTGAAAAGGATATATGGCTTTCCGAACTTGAACAATTTGAAAATGGTTACGAAAAGTGGCTTCAAGAAATTGAACAGGAAGAAGCGGTTGCAAAAAAACGCAGAGCAACAAAGACAAAAAAGTGAAGTAAAATTAAACAACTTAATATATACTTATGTAATAATACTCACAAAGTATTATTATAAACTTTTTTAAAATTGAAATAAAATTATTTGATTATAATAATTTTGTAAAATGCTAACTTTGAAAGAATGTCAAGACTTGGCTATCAACAGAGGTGGTAAATGTTTATCAACAGAATATATTAACACAATCACACATATGCAATGGAAATGTAAAGAAGAAAGTCATCCGTCTTGGCCTGCTACTTTCAAAAATATTAAAAAAGGCAGATGTGCCCATTTTGTGCAAGAAATGTTAAATTAACTTTGAAGGAATGTCAAGAATTTGCTATTAGTAAAGGTGGTGAATGTTTATCAACAGAATATATTAATGCTCGTGTTTATATGGAATGGAAATGTGAAGAAAATCATACTTGGTCTGCTACTTTTGACGCGGTTAAAAATGGAGGTAATTGGTGTCTTATTTGTTCAGGTAATGCTAAATTAACTTTAGAAGAATGTCAACAATTGGCTATTAGCAGAGGTGGAGAATGTTTATCAACAGAATATAAAAATAAAGAAACACTTATGGAATGGAAATGCGAAAAAAATCATACTTGGTTTGCTAAATTTGGTAATGTTAAGAACGGTGGTTCTTGGTGTCCTACGTGTTCAGTAACTGCTAAATTAAGTTTGGAAGAATGTCAAAAATTGGCTATTAGCAGAGGTGGTGAATGTTTATCAACAGAATATATTAACTCTGAAACTAATATGCAATGGAAATGTAAAGAAGGTCATACTTGGTTTGCTAAATTTGGTAATGTTAAGAACGGTGGTTCTTGGTGTCATACTTGTTCAGGAAATGAAAAATTAACTTTAGAAGAATGTCAAGAATTGGCTATTAGCAGAGGTGGTGAATGTTTATCAACAGAATATATTAATAATCAAACTCATATGGAATGGAAATGTAAAGAAGGTCATACCTGGTCTGCTGTTTTTAACAGTGTTAAGCAAGGTTATTCTTGGTGTCCTTATTGTTCTAAGAGTCGTTCGGAAAAATTATGCAGAGAAATATTAGAAGAATATATCGGTTTAAGATTTCCAAGTATTAGACCAGATTGGTTAAAAAACATAACAGGATATAATTTAGAGTTAGATGGTGTTTGTGAAGATCTAAAATTAGCATTCGAGTATCAAGGAAAACAACACGATGAATATATTCCTTTTTTTCATACAAATGGACCTAGCGATTTTGAAAGACAACAAGAACGTGATAAATTAAAATTAGAATTGTGTAAAAAACATAATATAGATGTATTGATAATTCCACCCACTCTAAGTTATCAGAATGAAAATGAGTTAAGAATTTTTATCAAAGAAGAATTAATAAAACGTTTAAATTGCGAGTTTCTATTTTAGAATGAAAATACTAGCATATTGTAATAATACTCACAAAAGTATTATTATAAGCTTTTTGAAAAATAGACACGACATATATTTGAAATTATTATGATTTTTCTCTAAAAAAAATTAATACGTTTTTATTTTAAATTAAAAAGCTAGTATCTATATATAAAATGATAAAAGTAAGTGACTATGTGATTGAATTTTTAATTAAAAAAAATATTGACACAATTTTTACATTATCTGGAGGATTTATTGGTCCCATATTAAACTCTATTACTAAATATAATCTAAAATATTATTGTTTTTGTCACGAACAGTCTGCTGCTATGGCTGCAGATGCATATTATAGAATATCGAGAAAACCATGTTGTTTGTTAATAACAAATGGGCCTGGCGCATCAAATACACTTACAGGGGTAATTGGGGCATTTCAAGATAGTATTCCAATATTTATTATTTCTGGAAATGTACCATATGAACAAAATATTGATAGTCAAGAATTACCATTAAGACAATTAGGTGTACAAGAGTTAAATATAATACCTATTGTAAAATCATTTACAAATTATGCGTATAGTATTAAAAATTGTGAAGATGTGATAAAAGTACTTCATACCGCATATGAAAAATGTGTATCAAAACGAATGGCTCCTGTATGGGTAGAAATACTACTTAATGTTCAAAATAGTACTATTGATGATTCCAATTTCATTGAAAATGAAATGATTCAAGAAGTATCCATTAAAACGGATTATGATTTTATATTAAATAAAATAAATGAAGCAAAAAAACCTTTATTTTTAATTGGTAACGGGATTTGGCTTTCTAAAACAGAAAACATATTTAAGGAAATAGTAAAAAAAGCAAATATTCCAGTCGTTTCATCGTGGTTAGGAAAAGATATACTAAGCCATAATAATGAATTATATTTTGGAAATATTGGTATACTTGGTGAAAGATTTTCTAATTTTGCAATACAAAAATGCGATTTATTAATTATACTTGGATGTCGACTAACTATAACACAAATTGGTTATGATTATACTAATTTTTCAAAGGAATCGTATAAAATAATGGTTGATATTGATAATAATGAACTTAACAAAAAAACTATAGATATTGACTTGAAAATTAACGATAATTTATTAACATTTTTAATTAATATGAATACATATACATTTTTAAATACAATAAGACAAAAATGGATAAATAAACTCCAATTTTGGAAAAACAAGTATCCAACATACAATGATAGTTATGCAAATCTATCAAAGGATGTAAGTTCATATTTTGTATCTAAATATTTATCAATTGCTTTAAAACCACATACAACTATTGTTACAGATACAGGTTCTTCTTCATTTAGTATATTTCAATCACTTTTTCTAGATAAAGAAAATACACGATTATTTACATCAGCTGGTCAATGTTCTATGGGATACGGATTACCGGGCTCAATAGGTGCTTATATTGCGGATAATAAGAGAGATATTATCCTTATTGTGGGTGATGGAGGGTTTCAAATGAATTTACAAGAATTGCAAACTGTTATTTATTATAAAATACCTTTAAAAATATTTTTATTTAATAATAATGGTTATTTAGCAATTAAATTAATGCAATGTAATTTATTTAATGAAAATTATGTTGCTTCGACACAAAATTCAGGTGTTAGTTCACCCGATTTTTGTAAAATATCAGAGAGTTATGGTTTAAAAACATTTAGTATAAATAATAGTAATGAAATAGGTATAATAAACAATGTAATGAATTATGATGGGCCGTGTTTATGTCATATAAATATGTGTGAAAATCAATTAATTATTCCGAGAGTTCAATCAAAAGGTGATAAAAAATCATTAGAATTTATGTTTCCATATATAGACGACAATGAATTAAATTCAGATTTGAATGAAAATTGAGTCTGATTCTATAAAATGGTTTGACATATTTGTATCAAACAATTATTTAACGTTAACATAAATAGAAAGTATATGGAATTCACAGAGTATGAAGTAAATATCTATAGTAAAAGATCTATTGCTAGTATATTTTATCCAAATGTCCTCAAACCAGGTGATTAAAAACAACACACAAAATGTGTTGTTTTTATAAATCATTATCTTTGTCATACATATATTATGTGTCTTACTTTACGAAATAAATTAACTTATTTAATCAATGAATTTAGAATCATAGATGGCAAGACTTTTTTCTAATCCTAAAAATTCAATATTAATTTGGTTTAATTTTTGGTTATCTCCGCAATAGTTTTTATCAGAGTCTTTTTTAATAATTTTCATTTTATCATAATCTCCTATAATCAAATAGGCTATATCTGATAATTTATATTTTGTATTATAACATATATTAATAGTTTTCTCTAACACTGACTGTTTTTCTATGTGATCAAAATAGAATTTAATTATTTTTACAAAATCATCTTCATACATAAAATCAAAATATTTATCTTCAAAAATTGTAACAAAGCTATTTTCATCGCTTTTCTTTTTTGTGAGAAAGCAACTTTTAATAAATCTATCAGGTTCTTCATTGATATGAAAAATATTAAAAATTCTAAAATTATACATATTCAGATAAGGTAAAGATCTTTGATATATAAGATATTTAGAAAAACCATAATAATCAGTTGGTACATTATATAGATCTTCTTCTTTTCTGTTTAAAATATCAGTTGAACGATCATAAATTGCTGCTGAATCAAAATTAATAATCATTTTAAATTTGTCTGCAAAGTGTAGTAAATTCTCTAACATTAGTAAATTTAAATATACAACTTCGCTAGTTTCTTCTTTTGTTCTTCTACCTCCTATTATAGCACTATGAACCAATATATCAAAGTTGTTTTTATCTAAGTAACTTTTAATAGCAATTTGATCTAAAACATTTAATTCTGTACGTGTTAAGTTTGTTATTTGGTAAAGTTCTGAGTTTAAATTATCTTTTATCATTTTTGCTATATTTCCATTTCCTCCTGTGATTAAAATTCTCATTTAAAAATATTATATTTAATATATAAATGTTAATTTTAGATAAAAATATTGTTATTTATCCTCATACTGTTATTAAAGAGAATGATGGAGGTGCGGTAGTACAGTATTATTTGGCAAGTATTTTAGATAATTTAGGATTAAATGTAAAAATATGTAATGTTTATGATAATAACGCGAAAAATAATTTCTATAACAATTTTATTACTACTGCAGAAATTAACAATATGAATATGGAAAATATAATAGTTATATATTGTGAAGGAATTGTAGGAAATCCATTAAATGCTAAATATGTAGTTAGATGGATGTTAAGTAAATTAGGACAAAATGTTCCTTATAACAGATACTTAAGTTGGGGAAATAATGAATTAATATATTTTTTTAACAGTGAAATAGATATTATCAATCAATTGTTAGATGTTAAATATTTAACAGTTATGTATGTAAATCCTAAAATGCAAAATTTGAATCAAACAAGAAACGGTGGTTGTTTTACTTTTCGAAAAAAAGTAGGTAATCATATAAAAATGTTACATTCTACAAACGATTTTGAAATTAAATATCATCTTTTACAAGATGATTATGTTAATATTTTTAATACATACGAATACTTCATATCATATGATCCAGTAACTTTTTTGTCTATTATTGCTGCTTTATGCGGATGTATTTCAATAATTTGTCCAATCTATGGGGTTTCGAAAAAAGATTATTTTAAAATGACATATCTATACGAATATATGAGACATAAAAATTTAGATTCTTTTTATGGTATTGCATATGGTAATAGTTCAGAAGAACTTGAATATGCTAAAAATACAAAACATTTATTAAAAGAACAAATTACAGATATGACAAATTGGATGATTGAAAACTATATTAAGAGTTTTATTAATGATTTAAGTAATTGGGACAGTAATAAAAATACAGTATTTAATTATATTATTTCTGCACATAAAAACATTGATTGTACATTTTATCGAGAATATTATAGAGATTTACATCATATGAATGACTTGGACTTAATTATACATTATAATGAATATGGAAGAAATCAAGGACGAGTAGTATCACAACAACAATTAAATGAGGCAATAAAATCTACTGAAAGAGAAGATTTTGATCCTATATTTTACGGTAGTTACTATTCTGAACTAAATCATTTGCATGTTTTAGGATTAGTACACCATTACAATGAATATGGAAGAAATGAGGGACGAGTAGTATCACAACAACAATTAAATGAGGCAATAAAATCTACTGAAAGAGAAGATTTTGATCCTATATTTTACGGTAGTTACTATTCTGAACTAAATCATTTGCATGTTTTAGGATTAGTACACCATTACAATGAATATGGAAGAAATGAAGGACGAGTAGTATCACAACAATAATTATGCTCATTCATAATATAATTTTTATATCCTTAAAGTTATAAAAATTTATTGGTAATTAAAAAATTCTTTTATTTTATCACATACATAATCACAATCTTCAATTGTCATACCATGATGAGCACCTAACAAAAATCCTTCAGCCATAATTCTATCAGAATTAGTAAATTCTTCTAAATATTGACGATAAATTGGATGTCTAGTAATATTTCCTGAAAAACATACTCTAGTTTGAATATTATTGTCTTCTAAGAAGATTAATAAAGACATGCGATCTTTTGTCATAAAAGGAATTGCTAAATAATCAGTATTAAATTTATTTATAGGTAAAACTATTTCTTTAACATTTTTTAAATTTTCAATATACTTATTAAAAATATTTCTTCTTTTCTCTGTAATTTCTTCAAGTCTTGAAACTTGAACAAGTCCAAAAGCAGCATTTACTTCAGAAGATTTCATATTATAACCAACCGCACCATATAAGAATTTATAATCATATGGAATACCATCAATATTATATTCAAAACGAGTTTTAATATCTTCTGAATTATCACCAATCCTTCCCCAATCACGGAACATTGTTGCTCTTTTAAGTAGCTTTTTATCATTGAACATAACCATTCCACCTGAACCGCATGCAGTTATTAAATGACTTGAATAAAAACTTGTAATTGAGATATCAGTTTCTTCTGTAGAAGTAATAGTATCAGCTGAATCTTCAAATAAAATAATATTAGGACCTACTAATCTTCTTATTTCAGCCCAATCAGGTTTAGAACCTATAAGGTTTGGAAGTATAATAACTTTAGTATTTTCGGTTACTTTTTCTATAACTTGTTGTGGTGAAGGAACATATGTGCCGATCTCAACATCACAAAAAATAGGTTTTAAATTACATTGTAAAATAGGTGCTACAGTAGTGGAAAAAGTACAAGCTGGTGTTAAGATTTCTGTCCCAGGTTCTAAATTGAGAGCATTTAAACCAAGTAAAATAGCAGAGGAACCACTATTAACAAATAATCCATATTTTTTACTAAATAATGTAGAAACTTCTTTTTCAAATTGAATAGTTTTAGGTCCAAATCCAGCTAACCAGCCATCATTTAAACAATCTATAACTGCTTTAATTTCTAGATCAGTGTATGCTTCTTTTTTATTAGGTGCGTACCAAACTTTTTTATGTTGTAACATTTATATTTATATAATATTTTATTTTATTTTAAATCTTTTTAGTAAATCACAACAATTGCGTTTCAAACATTAAAAATACTATTTTTGATAATAAATTATTAAAAATGATGTATTAGCATATATGTAAATTGTTGATCAAGTAAGTGTAAATGCAATTCATAAATTTTTAAAAGTTGTGATCAAAAACGACTCTTTATGAACAAAGATACATTGTTAATTTTCTTGTTGAAAGTGATACGAATATATTCTAGAAAAATTTAAACTCTGGAAATAACAGTCAAAATATATTTGTGGTCAATTAATTTTATTGATTAGAAACATTGAATAATTATACAGATAACAGATTTATACGAAATCAACTCTTTTGATCAATAGTTATTAGCCTTATTTGTTATAATTCTCTTTATATTTTATTAAATATTCCCTTATAACAGTTTTAATATTCTTTGTATTCGGATAAAGCGTTTCTAATCGCGTAGTGTCCAGGAAATTATTAGAACGACCATTATTTAATACTTTTTCCTGATCTTCCAAAGAGAAATTTTTCCATTTGAAATTAGGATCCACAATATCTCTAAACATTTCTAAGATTTCATTGTGTGTAATTACACCTGGGTTTGTTAGATTAATTGTTCCAACCACTTTATTTTGCATCATATCCAATACTTTTGGAAGTAAATCAGGCAAGACAGTTATAGAGTTCGGAATAGAACAAATCTTCTCATACTTTGTAAGCTTAGTTATAAAATTACTGTCATTAACTTTATCAGTGATAGGCATTCTAATCCTAATATTTAAAACTTGCCTATCGAAGAAATGCATTAATTGATCCGTAAAGCCCTTGCATATCGAATAGGAAGAGCCAAAGAAGTTCGGAATATCATCTTCTGTGAATCCACTACCGGTTTCTTGATTACCAATAACGTGCGTTTCGTCGTAATTAAATATACAACCGGTGCCTAAATACGAATAATGAATTCCCAAGCGTTGACACATTAAGGCCAATATTATAGGAGAAAACAGATTATCCCTAATATTTTCTACTAATTTGCCTTTATTCTCTAGATAATCGATACTATTATATACCTTATCACCAATCGTACCGTGTGTACGTCCAATAAAAGATACAATATGGCTTGGGTTTGTGACGATAATTTCTTGTTCTAAAGTTACGACGTTGTCTACTCTAGAGAGCCCTTCTACATAATCAACACCAGATGTCTTCACAATTTCGACAAATTGTGAACCAATCCAACCTTTGGCACCATAGATTAGGATTTTCATTATTTTATTAAATACTAACATATGTTTTTAAGTCTTTTTATATGAATTTATTTTATTGTATTAGAACTTCTAATACAATAAGTTACTAAAACATATTAAATATAACTTAAACAATATTATTTTAAATATAATATAAATTATGACAATATATGTTATGTTTTTAAATAATCATAAATCACAATGTGAGATATATGATTATGGAGTAAGATTATACAATATATGGAAAAAATCAGACAATGTAACATTTTTTTATATGGAAATTGGATCACTAGAAGAATATAGACAAATAAGTTTTTCTTCATACAATATTATTTTATATAATTTTCATGCATCTACAATGCCATGGCTATCTCGTAATAGTATCTCATCACAAAATATTAATATTGGAATTTTACATGAATGCTATCCTACTTTTTTTCATAAATGTATTGATACACAATCAGATATTCCTCGTCCAATATACGATAATATTCCTATAGAATTACATACAAGTGATGAAAAAATTAAGTCATTTATATCATATGGTAGTGATAAAAATATTCCAATTATTGGGTCTTTTGGATTTGGTTTTAAAAACAAAGGTTTTGATAAAATTGTATCCTATGTAAATACTCAATTTTCAGAAGCAATTATTAAAATAATTATTCCTTATGCAACATATGGTGACATATCTGCAAATTATGTTTCTAAATTATGTAATAATATACCAATAAAACCTGAAATACAGATTCTAATTATTAATAATTATTTAGATGATAATGATTTATTATATTTCCTGCAATCTAATACAATTAATGTATTTTTATACGATAGAATGGAAGGCAGAGGATTATCAAGTACAATTGATTATGCATTATCAGTTGATGTACCAATTGGTATTTCAGATAGTTTTATGTTTCGACATATTTATGATGATTCTATTTGCATATATAAAACTCCAATTATAGAATGTATGGAAAATAGTAAAGAATACCTAAAAAAATGTAAAAAAGAATATTCTCATAACAAATCTATTGCATTTATTGAATCTTATTTATTTTCTACCAGACAAATATTACTTAGTCATGGAATAGGAACTTAATAAAAGATATCAGAGTAAAATGTATCAAATAAAACGTTACGTATTTTACTTAAGAATGAAGATATTATCAAATACAATGATTTTTATAAAAATCTTGCATACTATTTACTAATTTAATTTCATTTGTCTGAATTATTTGTATATTATTATCATTTATATTTGTAATTATATCTAACGATGGTAATAATGATAGAATTGATAATTTATATTCGGCAATATATTCTGATTCAATAATCTGTACATTATCATATGATAATAATAAATAAAATAATATAGACATAAGTTCTTCAAAACTAGTATGATAATCGTGGGAATAAATAATGCTCTTTTTTGAATAACTTTTTTGCTCTTTAATATTTGCATTTTCTAAACGATTAATAATATATTTCATACGAAATCGTTGTTGATTCCATTCAAAAATATTAAAAGATATTCTTGCATATTTTTCATCATATATAATTAGTTCTTTTATTTCATTAGTTGTATCCCAAATCTTTTGATTTACATAATATAATAGTTTATAATAAATAATATATTTATTTTTAATGTTTTGTATATTATCATATTGGTTTAATTCTTTGTCTATTTCAATCAACATACTTTCATCTGTAATATTTGCTTTTTTAATTTGAAGAATACTAAGACGATCTAATGTTTCTCCTTCTGAAATTTCAATTAACATATCGTGATTTATTCACTTTCTAAATATCTTTTAAATTATATATACAAGTAGGATGGAAAAAATGTCGTAATTTCAATTCTAGCATTTTAAAAGAAGATATGATCACTCTTAAGACGGATGATTATGTTCTAGATAGTGGTAGAAATTATTCTGGTTTTTTGGGTTATTATACAACTTCTAGTTATTCTAGCATTTAATATCTTAATTTATTTAGATTATACTTTATTTAAAGAAACCATTAGTATTTTTAAAATGAAATTAATATTGTATAATCATTTCCATAATGGAGATCACTATTTTTCACAACCTCTT